ATGAAAAAAATATTTTCTGTATTTTTAGTTTCCATCATAGCAATTAGTCTAGTAGGGTGCGGCGGAGAATCTCCGGAACAAGCTGTAAAAAATGCACTTGGGGCCATAAAAAATATGGATACGAAAACAGCATCGAAGTATCTTGATTACGAGGAATTAATGAACCGGAGCGAAGCAGGTGAAGCGGCTATGGATGCGGATTCTGAGGCAATGGCAAAACTGATGCTGGAAAATTTAGAGTACAAAATCGTTTCATCGGAGGTAGATGAGGATTCGGCTATTGTAAAGACTGAGATTACCAATACCGACATGTCCAAAATTATGGCAGATTTTTTCCCGCAACTCTTTGGATTAGCCTTTTCGGGATTGAGCGAAGATCAGTTGGGTGACAAAACGATGGAGATATTCACTAATTTAATGAATCGAACGGATAATAAGACTGTTACGAATACTGTAGACATTAAGCTGTCAAAAGATGAAAACAGTTGGAAAATTGATGCTAACGACGAACTGACCGATGCCATTTTCGGAGGACTACTAAGTGTATCTGAGGATATAGGCAGTGGGGGAGAAGATAAGCTGAGTGAGATAAACAACTGGCTGATAGAAGATATTTGGAACAATGGGCTATGTGAAATAAGCTATTATACGTATGATGGAACCAGCAGCACGGGTGATACGATTGACATGGACTTTACCCTGTCACAGTTCGATGTAGCAATGGGAAAAAAAGCGGCGTATGATAAATATATAAATAGCTTAGAGGGGGAGCAATATGCACAGATTAAGTCCATATGGGAGAAATTATCTCCCGAAATAGACAATTTATATAATCAAATCAAGGCAAATAAGCCAGTGGCAAGTGACCTATCAACGGATGTGGACACTGGTAAATTTGAGCAGTACCATGACGCATTTTCAGATGCGATAGATGAGATTGAATAATTAAAGAAACTTTGCAAGACACGTCAGGAATGGCGTGTTTTTCTATACAAAAAAATATGCTTACCCAAAAGGGTAAGCATTCTTTATGGTGCGCCATGAGGGATTCGAACCCCCGACCTTCACATCTGATAAATAAATGTGATAATCGTTGAAATATAAGGAGTATAGAACAAAATAAATGCTGATTTCCCCTATTTTTCCCACATGGCGTTTAGATACAGCTCAAATATCATGATAAACACTTAATCATCATAATGGCCTTTACAGCCTAAAATATAAATCGTATCATCGGCAATTTTATAGACCAAACGGTCTTTCTCTGTAATTCTGCGACTCCAGTAGCCAGATAAAGCATGTTTTAAAGGTTCAGGCCTTCCAATACCTTCATGCCCATTTCGTTCTATGTCCTTGAGAATATCATTTATGCGCCGTAAGACTTTGCGGTCTTCTTGAAGCCATAAGGCATAATCTTCCCAGGCATTTTTTGAAAACATTTTATTCATTGGCCAGTGCCTCTAACTCTTCTGTGGTTTTAGTGATGCCCTGGTGTTTATCAAACTGTTCTTTGCTTTCTAAGAGCCTTTCATAGTTAACCTTGTCGCTCATGATAAATAGATTCTCAAGCATATTGTTGTATTTATCAAGACTAATCATCACCACGTTTTTTTCATCTTTTCGTGTAACTATTACAGTCTCACAGTTTTCTGTTACCAAATCACAATAATTTTTCAAGTTATTGCGAATCGTAGAATAGTTTACTGCTAACATTCCAATCACCTCCTATATATAATTGTGCAATATATTGTACAATTATAGTATAACCACATCTGGCAAAGAGTGCAATAATTTATTAAAAAATATTTGTTGTTATTTTCTGTATAGCTTCACGCTTCTGCTCATCGTCAATATTTACATAAAATCTTGCTGTCACATTTATGTTGCTATGTCCCAAGAGTTTGTAAGCTGTTTGGAGTGGTACGCCTTTTTTGCATAGATTGGTGCAGAACGTATGGCGGTAAGTGTGGAAGCCTTTGTTATCTATACCAATACGCTTGTAATATCGTTTTAAGGCAGTGGCTATGTTATGACGATCATAAAAGCCACCGCTTTGTGTTGTAAAAATAAATTCGGTCCGGTAGCCATTGCGGAGCATTTCTTTTTGATGCCATTGGTGGTGCTTTTCTATCTCCTGAATGATGTTGTCGCTGAGCGGTATATTCCGTACGGAGGTAGTGGTTTTTGTTTTTTCAATGCTTAATCTATGGGTTTTAACACCGCTGTCAGTAATATCGGCCACATTGCTTAGTTGCTTTGTGATATAGACCTTTTTATCGCTTATATCCATATACTTTAGTGCTAATAATTCACTTATCCTGCACCCGGTATTTATTGCTAGTAATACTAGCAGCCTGAATCGGTTGTCAGCCAAGTTTTGTATAATACGCTTAAGCTCTTCATCAGTCCACACCACAATATCGTGTCCGGCATGTGGCGCACCTTTAGCTTGCTTTTTTTTGGGGAGAACTAAGCTCCTGGTTATATTCCGGCTGTAGCCCTCTTTTTCTAAATACTTGTACAAATGCCCCATAATGTTATTAATAGCTTTCAAGGTTGAATCAGAGCAATCCACCGTATTATAAAATTCCTGCATTTCTAAGGTTTTGACTTCATCAAGTTTCATGCCGGCGATTCTACTTTGCTTCACATATTTTCTGTATACCTGTTCATATCGCTCTTTGGTGGTAGAAGTAAATCGGCCATCATTCAGGAATACGTTATAAACAAAAAAGTCTGCTATTACCCCGAAGTGTTGCTTTTCTGATGATAAGCCTGCCGACCGTTTAGTTTTGAAGTCTTCATATTTGGCTTCTGCATCGCTTTTGTTTTTGCCGTAGAACTCTTTGATGTCATCAACCCATATGCCATCTTTATTGAGTTTTTTACCCACTGTACGGCGAATCCGATAATATGGTATGCCGTTTTTGATGCAGTTGGTTTTATTGGCCATTAGAACTCTCCCCGTCATTTTTTAAAGGTTTAAGACGTATCAAATGTTTCTTATCTATTTCTTGAGAAAGTAAAGAAATTATCCGTTTAGTAAATTCTGCTATCTCATTTTCAATACGTTCAAAATCTTGTTCAGTTATTATTAATTCTGATTTTGATAATGAGTAATTACTCATTATATTAGTATAAACAAGTTTGATTACGTTTTCACCGTTAGGATCTAAATTATTAGCAAAAACTCCATCCAATTGAATACCTAAAGAACTTAGATATTCAATAAAAATCTTTTTTTCCGTAGAACAACTAAAAGAAAACGCAGCAGTATTATATAATCCATCTAAAATTAAGGTGTCTACTGATATGTCTAAAGCTTTAGATATTTTTTTTAAATTGGACATTTTAGGAATGCGAGCACCTTGTTCATATTTTTGTATAGCATTTTCTGATAAGCCCGTCTGTTTGGCTAACTCTTTTTGGGTTAATCTTAATCTATTTCGGTAAAATTTTATTTTACTTCCAATGGTCATATATACCCTCCTAGTACTTTTGCTTATTATAACATTATTAAAAAAAAAACAAAAGTACTTAAATTGTACTACAAAGTCAATAAAATAGCATTGACAAGTACAAAAAGTACGTGTATATTGTGTTGTAGTACAATATACGTACAAAAAGCGTACAAAAGGAGGTCTTATGAAAATAAATAAAGAGAAGTTTGAAATCTGTTTAGCAAACAATCAACTACTTTTCAACGATTTTTGCAAAAAATCCGGCATATCAAAATCGTCTATGCGTTTTGCACTGAGTGGCACAAGAAACACAAGACCGCAAACAATCGGTAGGATAGCTGAAACATTAGGTGTTTCAGTTGAAGAAATAATTTTGAAAGAAGGTGAATAATTTGAAAACATCAATTATTTCAAGGGTACTTGCTGATGACATAGACCCCATGGAGGCTTCTTTTATCATTTCAAAGTTAAAGTCGGATGCCGAGAAGCATGGTTATAGTATCAGAGGCACTGGAGAGGCATATTTCACCTTTTGGGGCGAAAACAATTGTCTGAGCAAAATTTCGTATGATTCAGGAAGCCAACAAATAACAGAAACGCAGCTCAAGGAGGTAAAAAGAATATGGTTAGACTACGCACAGTAGAGCAAGCTTGGAAAGAAATAAAATCAGCAGATGCTAACACCTCTGTGACACGCCATTACATACGCTCTCTGGTCAATGAATCCAAGATTCCAATAAAAAAATCCGGGACTAAAGTTTTAATAAACATGGAAACACTTGAAAAGTACCTGTCACAAGAAGGTGATGATTATGGAAAAGCTTAATTTAGGATACATAAACCCTAGAGCTTTAAGGGGTTATAACTTTTATATGATTCCTAAAATGATAGTGATCCATCAAGCTTTTAATGGAATCGGCTACGGAAGTAAATTGTTGTATGGAATAATTTTAAGTAAAGCAAGCCTATCAGCACAAAATGATGATTTTATTGATGGCGATGGTAATCTATATGTTATCTATACCGTTGAGCAGATAATGGCGGATTTAAATTGCTCAGGAGGAACAGCAGTTAAAATGCTGAAACAGTTGGAAAGTGTAGGGCTAATTATAAAGAAAAAGGTAGGTCAAGGAAGTCCGAATAAGATTTTAATTAACATGGAAATGCTTGATAAATATTGGGAGAAAGGAGGGGATGACGATTGTCAGAAGCCAAAAGGTATTATTGGTTAAAACTTCCTGAAGATTTTTTTGAAGATGAAACTATATTATGGCTTGAATCTCAGGAGAATGGAAAAGATTACTGTTTATTTTATTTAAAGCTTTGTGTTAAAGCCTTAAAAAAAGATGGGGTCCTAATTAGGTATGTAGGAGAATTAATAATTCCATATGATTTAAGTTCTCTATCAAAGCTCACCAATACACCAGTAGATACTGTCAAAATTGCAATAGAGTTTTTAAGAAAAATAGGGTTAATTAGCGTTTTAGAGACCGGGGAGATAATTATTGAGCAATTTAATGAATTGGCGGGGAGTGAAACTGATAAAGCACGATTAATGAGAGAAAAACGCATAAAAGAAAAGCTAAAATTGACATCAGGGTAACATTGTTACCCAAGTGTTACCAGATGTTACCCAAATGTTACACAGAGTCTAGAGTCTAGAGTCTAGATATTTATTGTCAGAGAAAGAAAAGACTTAAGTTATTATTAACTAAGCAACCAACATGCCAAACGGCTGCTACAAAAAATAAAAATAGTCAGGCCAATCCCGATTAAGATACGACCCGACTATTACACAAAGCGGTAGCCTTGTATTTGAAGTATACTCGTTCTTACTTGAAAATACAAGGCTGAATCAAGAAAGGACAAGGCGTTATGGGTATTTTAAATGAAATTTTTATGAGATGTAAAGAATTTAATAATGAGCAACACTTACTATTTGAACGTGAAGCAGTAAAGCAATACGACAGAGAGATAAATCAGAAAATCAGAAATTTCATGAAGGAAATCTCCGATGTCCAATTGCAGGAACAGCTTACGAGATTTTTCGAAGAAATTGATGAATTAAATAATGCTCGTGATTCTGAAGTTTCAAAATTATTTATTGTTCATGGCATGTCCGTATACATGCAGCTTCAACATGAAATACTTACAACCTAAGCAAAATGAGGGAAAGGAAAAAACATGGATAGAGGTTCGTAGAAAATGCTATAAGTATTGAAATTTCAACAGTTTTATGATATAATTATCTTATAATACATAAGACAATTATTGAAAAATCGGAGGTAAGAAATGAAGAAAATTAAAGGTTTAATTTTAGCTACCGTGATGGCTACTTTGCTACTAACTACTGTGTTTAGTTATGCTGCCGTAAGCTTCAGCGATGTAAAAAACACCAATTGGGCGTATCCGTATGTAAGTAATCTTGTGGAGCGTGGCAGCATTAACGGATACTCAGATGGCACATTCAAACCAAGTAACACAATCACTAACGCAGAATTCATAAAAGTTCTGGTAGCAACAACTGTTAGCCAACAAGAGAAAACCGGCACACATTGGGCTAGTGGTTACATGGACAAGGCGGTGGAGCTAGGCATATTGAAAAATAATGAAATTACCCCGGCTCAATACGACCAAGCTATAAGCCGGGAGCTGATGGCCACCGTCATTGCTCGTACTGCAGAACAAGTGCTGAAAGAAAACATTGCTTGCGAACAACGAACAGTTGTTGCCGGCACCATCTATGATTACGGCAGTATCTCCGACAGCTACAAAGACAGTGTGGTGGACGTATATTATGCCGGAATTATAACAGGCTATTCTGACGGCAAATTTAAGCCGAAGAATACGGCAACCAGAGCGGAAGCCTGCACTATGATTATTCGGCTTTTGGAAGCTAAAGAGCGTAAGGCCTATGAAGAAAAGGAATCCGTTAAGGAGGTGCCCATCGGCACAATGATTATGAATTTAGAGTGGAGTGCTGCTTTAAAAAATCTGACAACCTGTGTGATTGATGATGATTTAGCGAAATATGAAATGGAGATATATACAAATCCTATTAACGGCGTTGTTGGAATTAAAGCAAGATATTTATACTCAACTATTTATTTTATTAGAGATGGCGAAATTGTTGGTTCTGACGGCATCATGACTGACAGGGATGGTTATACTAGCTTTGGATTTTTTGAAGGCTCTAAAAACGGTGATATCACCACCATTGACTATATCGGCTCACTAGATAACTACACTAAAATTCTAACCCTTGTCGCAAACCCATTTAAGAAATAACGGAGGGAACCGCCATGAAAAAATATTTGTCTTATGTTTTAGCATTGGCGCTGCTGGTGAGCTGCGCCGTTATTCCCCTTGACACCGTATCGGCCGAAACCGGGCCTATGAAATATTGGTTGGATATGGGTGTTCAGCAAGTATGGTCCAATCCTGATGGGTCGTGGGATGGTCAGGTTAAGCAAGGGGATTCAATTGATGTCACATCTACCATAGGCTTTTCTGCTCCTGTAGAGATTGTAGGATACTATACCGTAGAATCTTCCAATTTCAATTTTGAGGACAAGTCTGGCACATATAACTATAATAAATCTAAATTAATATTTGATGAAGCTAGCTACCAGCGCAGTTATGGCCAATACAAATCAACTCAAATAACGCCTGTTTCTGCTACCGCTTCGGGAAACAATGTAACCATAAGCTATAAAGCAAAGCTTGAAAATTCGGGCGAGGTATTTAACTTAGCGAAACAATTGCGCTTGCCAGAAAATTTAACTGGCGACAAATTGTGGACATTACTCGGTAGTGGTGGCGGAAAAGACAATGTAAAAAAATATTCCCCAGCAATCTATGATAAGTGGCAAAAAGCATACGATGAAGGGCTCGGCGATACCATACAGGCCTATTTATATTTCACACCAACGGTTATAGCTTACCGGGAGATTCTACCGGATATTCCTGAAGCTCCGCAGGCAGTACCCCCAGCAGACACAAAGGGCAGCTGCACCGATGTAATCAAATGGAGTGAGACAAAGTCACATACCTATACCGTTGGAAGTGGAGAAAATAAAAAGACAAGAACTTGCAATCACGTGTACACTTACCAGAGCAAACTTTCATCATCAGCAACCTTGACAGCAGCTAAGCCTAATGGAAATAACACCACTTTTAAATCCGGATATGGCTTTTCAGTCAATGTAAATAACAGCATAGCAACCAGCCAGATCGGTAACAGCGGAGCATGTGGAAAAAGCTTGTCTAAAGCCAATAACAAGAAGCCAGTACCCCCATCAGCAGCAGAGGTTCGGACCAGCGGGACGGTAAAAGTGAAAGGAGCAAAGGCAACACAGCCAAAGAATGTGGCATTGGCCAAAGGTGCAACCACAGGCACTACCTCTAAATTTATAACGGCTGCCAACCCATTATCCCAGTATAAAAAGGCTCAAATCTATACTGATGTTGCGCTGAAAGGTACAAAGCAAAAGCCAGTTAAACATAGCGTTACAGCCTATACTTATGGCGGTGGAGTAAATGGCGTGCAGTTCTGCAAATCCATACCGCTTACCTTTACTATTAATGGCAATATGTATGAAGATGACTGGACAGTTGATAGAGTGCCGAAATAAGCGGAGCGGGAACGAAATCAAGGGGGCAGGCTTGCCCATGGAGATTGCCGTTAGGCAATACAATGGCTTGCTCCTTGATGGAGAGACACGGAATACACTTATCCTGCGGAGCAGACCTAGACAGGTTTGCTCCCTGCCACACGGCGAGTGGGAGAAGTCAAGAGGGGGAACCCCCTCTTGTGGGTAAGGCATTGGGAGCGATGAGCGACCTTTGACAAGGGCGAAGCCCTAACCTCGTAGAGCGAACGGGGCAACGAAGTTGCCCTAGTGAGATAGAGCAACAGAGAAAAAACGCACGTCGGTGACGTCGCGTTTTCTGCTCTTGTTGCTCTATAAAAAACTCTCACAACAAGCCATAAAAGAAAAGGAGCAAGACGGATTTGAGTAGCCAAGTGGTAAGGGTGCAAGGCTTCAATAAAGGTTCGCTTAGTGCAATCGGCAAAGAAGTCGAGCGAGAACAGATTCAACACCGTAATCCCGATATTGATATAAAACGCACCCACTTAAATGAAATATATAAGCAGACGAAAAACGGCATGTATGCGGAATGGAAAGACGTTTGTAGTAACCTAAACGTAAGTAATGTTGACAAGCTTAAAAAAAAGGCTATAGCTTTTGAAGGCATGGTTATTACCTCTGATAAAGATTTTTTTGAAAAATTAGGGTATAGGTCGGGTCTTCCGCCACCAGAGAAGATTAAAAAGTTTTTTACCCTAGCATATACTTTTGCTATACAAGAAATTGGCTTTAAAGGAACTGATACTAACGTGCTTTCTGCTGTAGTTCATTATGATGAAACAACTCCACATCTACAGCTATACTATGTCCCTGTGGTTGATACTTGGAAAGAAAAAGTCTTACAAAGAGATAAAGACGGCAAAGTTTTAAAGAGCGATAGCGGCTCACCGATCCAAGCAAGGGACGATTCCGGTAAGCTTATTTGGAAAGTCATTAGGGATAGTGGAGACCGCAAGCTTTCAAGGGACAGCTTTTGGAAAAATAAAGGTGGAAATACCTCTTATACTAAATTGCAGGATAGATTCCATGAGCAGATTGGTAAAGCCTACAATCTTGGACGAGGGGAAAAAGGAAGTACCAGGGAGCATACAACAAAGGCTCAATGGGAAATAGAAAAAATAGAGGCTTTAAAAAGCGAAAAACACGATTTAGAACGACAAATCCCTATTTCTAGCAGTACTGTCTTAGGAGTGCATGAAATCGCTAAAATAGAGCCAAAACAAGGGTTTGGTTGTATAAAAAATGTAACTTTGAAAGAAATTGAACACCTAAAAGCAGAGGCTACGGAAAAGATTGTAATTGAAAGGGCTTTCGCCCTACAAAAATTTGAGAATGAATCCCTTTTAAAGAAACAACTTAATTATCAACAAAATGAAACAAATCACACAAAAATCAAAAAAGAAGCCACCTTGTTAAAAAAGCAAATAGCCCATACTGAGCGAATTATCAACTCTACCCCTGAGCTGAAAAAAATGTTTGATACTGCATTAGAAGAAGATATGAAGAATAAACAGGACTGGTTGAGCAAGCTTAACCCAGGCAATCAGAGAACAATAAATAAAAAATTATAAAAAAGGAGCGTTATATGATATTTGAAGTTACAGAAATATCAACTGGTGAAAAGCGAAAATTTAGCCTAAGAGACCTATATGCCGTAGAACTTAGTGAAATAGACCTTTCGCATAGTTGTTACAAGGACAGAGAAGAGGAAGCAAAAGAAGAACTGAATGGAATTTGGATAAATTTTGACGATTTTAATGAGGATTGGAAGTTGTCAGGTAATTGCTGCGGGAGTGGTCTTTATCCATGGTCTGTAAAAGATGACCTAAATCCTGATTTAAAAATCAATGTCATAACGGCCTAATGAATAGAAGAGAGGGCAAACTGAAGTTTATTCTATTAGGGGAAGTCAAAAAAGTAAAAAAACGACGATTTAAGCATTTTAATATTTGCCACGGAACAAGTATGCCAAAACTATATAAAAATCTCTTAAAAACGAAATTAAGAGCATATAAACCACATATGCACCTCTTGGCTGAGGTGCATATTTTTTACCTTAATAAAAATTTCCCCTATATAATTTTTATTAAAATAATAGAATTAAGTGTTTTCAATGGTTCTCGCAATTTTCATTTCCCCCATTTTTCCCACAAAAGTTATTAAATGATACAAAAGTTACTACAAGAAAATGTAAAATATCAAAAATTACAGAACTTACCATTACTCTTAAAAACGTTTAAATTTCAAGGAAAAGTAAAAGCCCGTTGCGTTTGCAACGGGCTTTGGTGCGCCATGAGGGATTCGAACCCCCGACCTTCACATTCGTAGTGTGCCACTCTATCCAGCTGAGCTAATGGCGCATGCGCTTAAGCACGTTATTCATTATATAATATTAAGACGATCTTGTCAAACTTTTTAACAAGAAATGGGCATATAAATTTCTTTGTTTAAATAAAAACAGAAATATAATTTGCAAAGATTGTCGTTAAATTTTGTCTTGCAGTCATTTGGAGATGTACTTGAGCAGATTTTTTGCTGTGTTGTCCGGCCATTTAATATTAAAATACGAGAATTTAATTTCAAAATGACAGAAAACTTCTGTTATTTTATAGGCAAACTCTTAGTTGTGACAAAGAGCTGTGAATGGTATAATAAATTCTATGGATTATATTGGGCTTTACCATCGGGCAGTGTTCATTGAAATATATGAAGGTAGCTGCTCATGGCATAGTTACCTCATAAGCTATGGGGGATTGGGAGTGAATACAGATGGATGAATTAAAGGAATTGAAAAAAGCCTTACAGGAACAGCGACCCAACGAGTGGGAAGATATACCAGATATTGATTTATACATGGATCAGGTGCTGAATTATATGGTCCGGCAGCATATTGGGCTGGAAAGTGGAGAGACACTTACATCAGCTATGGTTAACAATTATATTAAGAAAGAGCTGCTGCCTCGAGCCAAGGGAAAGCGGTATGAACGGCAGCATATTGCGTATTTGACAGCTATCTGCCTCTTCAAACAGGTTTTATCTGTTGATTCCACCAAGGAGCTGCTGGATAGTCAGTTAACGGATTCCGACATAAAGGGCTTTTATAAAAAATATCGCACCAAGTTGGATCAGTCCTATAATGAGGTAGCTGAAAAAATAGATGAGAACATGGACAAGCAGGAGATTTCAGAGTTGGTGCTGGAATTAGCTGTTTCCAGTTATGCTCAGAAAATGGCCTGCGAGCGGTTGCTAGAACTTTTGGTTTAGCAAGGCCACGAAGGAATTTGTGACCTTTATGAATCCCCTGTCATAGTATATCTTATATATTTACTATGAAAGGGGATTTTGTTTTGAGAAACAACATGAGCGGGCCTGCAAAGGACGCGGTTTTCCGTAAGACAAATGAAAACCGTACAGAGCCTTATGTGGGTATGCCGATATACTTAGATGATTCGTTCTTTGACTTCATGGGCGAAAACGGAATGGTTGAATGCCCTGCACCTAAGGAATCTGACGATGAAATGAACGAGGCAGCACCTATGCCGGCTCCAGAGACAGGAGGAGGGCAGACGCCGCCACAAGTGAGCCCAGCACCAGGACAACGGCCTTCACAGCCGGCACCAGCGCCGGGACAACGGCCTTCACAACCAGCACCAACGCCAGCGCCGGGACAACGGCCAGATTGCAGCAACGGAGGCAACTGGGACAATGGATGCAACGGAGGCGACAGAAGCAATGGGGGCAACTGGAATAATGGAGGCACCGGAGGCAATGGAGGCGGCACCAGACCGATGGACTGCGTAAGCGGCTGTCCGCTGGCGATGGCGTATGTGCCTTGGCAGCAGTGGACCACCACTTATGATATGGAAGAGGGATTTTCAGCGGGGACCATATTCCCTGAACTGGATTTACCGTTTTTAGGAGGTGCCTGTAAATGAATCGAGATGAATTGATGCTCCGGGTACAGATGTTGTCATTCGTGTTGGTAGATACCAATCTTTACTTAGACACTCATCCTGAAGATCGGGCGGCACTGGGCTTTTTTAACAAATATAATGCCTTATATGAGAACGCCAAGATGGAGTATGAGGCGAAGTTCGGGCCGCTGACTCCAGCGGGAACTAATGATACAAATACCTGGTCATGGATTGATGAACCATGGCCTTGGCAGAAGGAGGTTTAGGTATGTGGACTTATAATAAGAAATTGCAATTTCCAGTAAACATTAAAAATCCTAATCCTGCTATGGCGAAGTATATTATTACTCAATACGGTGGACCATATCGCAAGTGACTATGATTAGAGATAAAAAAATATTTTCAAGAGTTCTCCAGGCCTTGAAAATTCAACCCTTTCCACACATCCACGGATTGCATCGTACTTGGCGTTAAAGTAATCTTTTTTGTAATTATCTGTAAGATTTAGAACCTTTACAAGCCCCTTGACCTTTTTCACCAGCTGGGAATTATCTACGGCCGGTTCCTTTATTTCATCAATCTTGGCTTGCAAATCGTCCACCAGGGCGGTCAATTTTGTCTTGTTAGCCGAATACTCTTCGGATGTGTCAATGCCCTCTAAAAAGGCAAGCTTGGCATTCTCAAACATGCGTCTATACCGTTGCTGCTCTTTGATTAGTAATTCTTTTTCATTAACTAAATCATCATTTACAAAGGGGCGCACGTTCAATTCATATTCTTTTTTATTGTCTATATCGGACAAATACTCAATGATTGCCTGTTCTAACTTTGAAGCCTGTATAAAATGAGATATGCCGCATTTTCCCTTAGTGTAGCCGATGCACTGAAACCCATCGTGTATTTTGGAGTAAGACATAGTTGCGCCGCAATTTCCGCACTTAACAAGTCCGGACAAGTAATGCTTCTTAACATCCTTCGGCTTATCATTCTTCTTAAATGCTTTATGTTCTGAATGCAATTTTTCCTGCACCTGATTAAATAAATCTTCGGATATGATGGGCTTAAAGTCGGATTGTTTATTGATGCCGTTCCAAACTGCCCGGCCAATATATACTTGGTTTGAGAGCAGCCTTTTTATAAACCTATTTTCTATAGGGTTTCCGCGTTTCGTTTTCACCCCCATATCATTCAAAATCCTTGCTAGGGTCGTGATGCCGGTTCCGCCTAAATACCTTTCAAAAATGTATTGTACATACTTAGCCTCAGTCTCATTAACGGTCATGGGCTGACCTGGTGCTTTATCATAGCCAAAAGAAGGGGTGGACTGTATTTCTCCACGCAGCGCCTTCTCGGTCATACCTCGAACAACCTCACCACTTAGATTGATGCTGTAGTATTCGTCCATCCACTCTATGATTCTTTCTATAAGAGAACCAAAGGGACCGTCGATCAGGGGCTCAGACACGCTTTCTACGTCAATACCTAGCTGTTTTCTAAGCATGGACTTATATACGATACTCTCTTCCTGGTTCCTTGCAAAACGTGAAAATTTCCATAGAAGGATAACGTCAAAAGGCTTAGGGGTTTGCTTAGACAGCCCAATCATTTTATTAAACTCATCACGCTTTTTTGTGCTGCGGCCTGTGATTCCTTCGTCAAGAAATATGTACTTGTCGTTTAAAATAATGTTATGCTTCGCTGCGTAATTCTTTATTTCTCTAAGCTGAGCATCCGGTGAATACTCTAGCTGATCATCTGTAGATACCCTTATATAGGCAGCACCTATTCTCATACCATCACATCCTTATCTAATTTTACTTAAAAATGGGCATAAAAATACCCGGGGCTATCAAAAACTTGATTTTTCCGGGCTGTAATGGTACAATCTACTTGCATTACGGGTTGTAATATTACAGCCTATATGATATTCGCTCCGGTTGCCGCCGGGGCGTTTGTTTTTTGTTTTTAAATTACTTCTTTCAATTTTAGAGATTCTCTATATTGATAAGCATCTGGCGCTTCTATAAATTCAACTGTTTTATCGTGATTTTCCTTTACTACCCGTTTAATCTCATCTAAAGTTACATTAAAGAATTCACGTCGTGTATTAATCATATTTATTTTTTTGTTTTCAAATTCTCTATGCAGTGTGTTTTCTAGTTTTGGCGCATCATCAGAAAAGATCATTGCGTGGATGTCAAAGTTAAATGGGACGGATGCATCACCTAACTCATCAACTCTTTCCTGTGGGTCCAAACGACGGGTCATACCGATTTTGAATATATTTTCACCGAATGCACCTATATTGGAAATGATATAGACGTATCCCGCTCTTTGATTTGCTTCCCTATAATCTATTGATTTGATTTGTTCTTCAATATCCTTTAGGTGCAAGACAATTTCAGATTTCTTTTCTTCAAGCAATTCCTTCTCGTCTTCAGATGAGCATTCAGATAGCTGCTGTTCAATCTTAGCAAGAGCATTTAAGTAATGCTTTTTTTCTTTTTCGTTTAATTTTCGGGCTTCCTCTATTTCTTTGGCTAGGCGAGCCTCTTCTCTCTGCTGCGCCCGCATCTCCTTCATCTCTTCTTTTTCTTGTTGTTTTTTCATTTGGTACTCAAGCGCAATAGATAGTTCCTCTATTTTTAGCAAAACATATTGTCGCGAGATTGAGACGCTCATGATTTTTCCAAGTTTACTGATGGACTCTGCGGATTTTGTAATCCGAGCCTGACAACGATCAAAGTTATTAAATTTAACGGTTGAAACTGCTGCTTCACATTCATTATTGAATGAACGGAGACAAAGCTTTATCATATCATTAACAAGTTTACGGCCTTGTGCCGCACTGTTATTTACTGTCCAAGTCTGGGAACCCGTAGCCGCCGTTCCATTTCTTATCATTGATTTTTGTTTGTTGCGATTTATATCTAACTTTTCTTTATATTCATCAGAATGAACAAACTTATATTTTGGTTTATATAGAGCAAAATTTTCAAGCTCAATTAAATCATCAGCAGCGATGATTTCCTTCTCTTTTCGCTTTAACTGAAATTCGAGGTCTGAAAGCTTTTGACAAAGCTTCTTTTCTTCTTGTTGCTTAGAGGTGAGGATGCTTTCGACACTTTCCTGTTCAGCTTTTAACCGATTAATTCTAAGCTGAATGTTTTGAATATCGCGCATTTCGGGGGTAAGTAAACCTTCTAATTGCTCTTTCTCAAGAGTAAGCTTACTTTTTTCGTTTTCTAGCGTGCTTATTATAGATTTGAATTCTTGTACTTTTAAAAAATCAAATAACCCCATTATGTACCTCCATTAAACTACTTTGTCTTTTTTATGATTCTTATACTATAAATCCTCTAGATCCTGTTTCATCAGTTCGATCTGCTCTGGAGACATATCATCGTTATGTGCAGCAATAGGCATTAGGCGATCAACCTCATCCTCTTCTTTTTCTACGTCCAAGATCTTCTGGGAATAGGAAGAAATTTTTTGCTTTCCGACAGGAGAACATTGCCTATATGTACGTACCAGGCTTTTTTCATTTACGGATAAAGTATCCGATGGAGCCGAAAGCTTTACTTTCATCTCATTCATTTTATCCTGAAATATGTAGTTAGCATCAACCCCCAAAACCTGCATCAATTGGTAGAGTATATCAACCTTAGGATGGCTTGTGTTGTTTTCGTAGTTTCCTATTGCGGTTTGACGAACACCCACCAGTTTAGCCAACTGCTCCTGTGTTAACCCTTTGCGCAATCGCGCTTCTCGTATTTTATTTCCTATGCCCATTCAGTATTGCCTCCTCCACTGAGTAGAACATTATACCAAATATCTTTAAATGTCAAGATGAAAATACCAAATAACTTGGTAAAAAGTATTGACACAACAAGAAACTTGTTATATAGTGTGAAATATACCAAGAAACTTGTTAATTAAAGGAGGGAGCAAAATGTCCATAGTAGCAATAAACGTTTACCGGATAATAGAAGAGAAATGCCTCAAGCAGTCTGCGGTAGCATTAAAAGCAGGATACGATCCTAAAAAATTTAACGCGATGCTCAGAGGAAGAAAAACCATTACTTCGGAGGATGTTTTACCAATAGCGGGCGCACTCGAAGTTGAAGTCAATGACCTATTTACCCAAAACGGGCAGATAAAACAATGAAGAAGAGCTGAAGAGGAAAGAAAGTGCTTGGAGATATAAGAGAACACCCTCTGCGGAACGTGTCGGCATTAACGAGGGGAGGCATAAAAGTAAGACCTCACAAAGTGTTGGATTTGTAGTATAATCAGAATGAGGTGAAAATATGGAATTAAATAGTTTATATAATATTTTAATATTTATTGCTCCAGGGCTATTAGTGAAAGAGTTACATGGATATTTTGTTAAAGGAAAGGTTTTCAAACAACCAGCTTACGAGTACATTTTTGAAATAGTAGTAGATAGTTTAATTGTTTTGTTTTTTAGTGTAGTTGTAATTAATTATTTTAACAAAGAGAATTTAAGCACTGTAGAAAGTATTACTACATATTTTAATGACATTTTTAATATAGCAAGTTTCATAGGAATTGCGTTTCCAATAGCCGTTATATGGTGTATATTAAAATATAAGGTTATTATCCCATCATTTTTAAAAACTAAAAATTTTATGTTTACTAAGTTGGGGTTCACGTTTGTCCATACAGGTAAGCCTAGCACATGGGATAGCATGATGGAATATCAAGATATAAATAATACCTGGCAAGTTGTTTCTGTGTATAATCATAATAATTATATTACGTCAGGAATGATAGAGGAAAGAATATCGTCGAATGCAGCTGAATTTGAGCTGGCTTTAGAATATAAACAGGATACAGAGAAACTTATGAAAGAATACCCAGAAAAATTTCGTGTATGGCATGAATATTACAATATAAATACTGGGCTTAGAGTATTATTTTACAATCAAGAATTATTACAAGAGCACTGGGATAAAATGATTAATAAATAAATTATTTTTTCGGGGGCTTAGGAGGAGAGACAATTTTCAGGCTAGTAGCTCCATCGCGAGATGTGCTAGTTTTACTACCGTTTTTAGACCCGCTTTGTGGTGGGTTAGAAATTGAAACAGGGTTATTACTCATACTGATACCTCCAATACGTCCAGTGCTCAAAAACATTATACAACATACAACAAAATACTACAAATCCAAACACTATGAATCAACATAGTGTTTTTTTATACCCCGAAACATGGGAATGAGAAAAAGCTGAGATGTGAAATGCCAGTTGAGAGGAGGTGAAGAGAAGATGGGAAACAGAGAGAACTCTCAACATCAATGTGGGATAGTTAGATGGGGTAATCAAAAAAGCGAACCAGCTAAGCGAACTCTTGCTAGAAGTTCGGAAACAGTTTGATTCGCTTTCAGAAATACAGCTTATGATTGGTTGAAAATATTCTGTGTATATTGGTTAGCAGCTTCGTTTAGCATTTCCTGCCAAGAGCCAAAGTGCGTAACTGCCTGAATATGTTTGTCAAATATGTCATCAGGAATGTTCTCAAAGTCTTCCTGGGAATTGACAAAAAAGTTGCCAGATTTGAGAAGTTCATCAAAACTGCTGAAATATGTGTATTTTTTCATGAAGTTTGAATTAAAAATTTCATCAAAGTTTACTTCAACAGAGACTTTTTCTTCGACAGAAACTTTTACCTCTTTTTTTACCTCTTTTTTCTCTAGGTCTTTCTGGATTCTTTTTAAACCGCGATCAATAAATTCATTAATACCCATAAAAGCGCCTCCTTTCTGAAATACTCAGCGCCTGAGCACCTGTAGGTAAATTATACCACTGAGAGGGCGTTACATAAAGTCGGAGGCTTCGACAAAATAAGCCAAATAAGTAGAGACACATAAACGCAGTATTAGAGCGGAGGTGAAGAGAAGATGAAAGAAAGCGTGAGCAAATCAGAAATTAGAAGAGAAAAGATTTCACTTGTGATTTCTATAACCGCACTTATCATATCAATGATATTACCCATTTTACGACATCTACCATATCTGTTGGGTCTGTTAGGAGTGCAATAAGTAAAGTAAATATAGAAGGAGGTGAGAAAGGATGTTAGGAAAAGATGAAGTTAGAGAAGTAACTGTGAAGATAAATCCCAGCGGTACAGGCATATCAGTTCTTATTAATGGAAATTTCGTAGATCGGAATTATTTAGACGTCCAGAAAATCGGATTTGAATTTCAGGTAGGAAGAGAAGGCGGTATTGAAGTGTCCTGCACGCGGACTAATATCGAGGACGTTTATTCAGAAAGAAAAATGGCCGCAGCTGCTCTGGCAGGAGCAAAAGCGACCAATGCTTCAAGGGATGAATTTTGTAACAGTATCGATAATATCTGATGCGTTTTGCTTTGGGATGTTTTCCATATATACAATAGCATCATTTAGAAGCTGAAAGTTTCCGATAATGTCCATTCTTAAAAATTTGGCTTGGTAGAGCTCATAGAGTACATTGTCGAAATCGTCCGGTATCCATTCAGAAAACAATAATTCTTTAGCTTCATCGGAAGAAAAGGACATTGCTTCATCTTTAGAAAGTTTGCTCTTTCGCCTTTTTAAATATTCTTTGTAAAGGCCGCGCAATAGTTTTGAGGCATCGCTTGAGATTGGTTTAGTAAAAATACAATCACCACCTTTCAAGGAGATTATACAACAAAAAGTAAAATATTGCCAGAAAAACAAATGATAGAGCATAGGACATTCAGCTACATTAATACACTTATAGGGGTGATAGATATGGCAAAAAAGAAACCGCTGACCGTTGTCGGCATACTTGTAACTCAGGATGCCGACGGAAACCGGATAGAGCGTTCCTGGGATAACATCCCTGAAAAAGAAAAGAAAGAGCTGAGAGTGAAGCTCACTGATAATGCCATGGCTGCTGCTGGATATGTTCGGTGCAGCACTTAGACAGAAAGGCTGCTCAGCCATTAACGGTCCTATTTTGGACAAGCAGTAGATAGAAAGGAGGAAAACGGATGGCAAACAAGAAAACAACAGTATCTATCAAGGTTGAAGATCTGGACGAGGCAATTGAAAAAGCGAACCAACTAAAGAAACTTTTGGAAGAAGCTCAGAAATTAATTGATTCGCTTGCGGCGACGCAGATTAAAGTTTACTAAACGCTTTCTGGGCATATAGGTCAGATGCTTTGTCTAACATCTTTTGCCAAGAACTGAACTGCGTGGTTGCCCGAATATGTTCGTCAAATTCATTGTCAGGAATGTTTTCAAAATCTTCTTGAGAGTTTATGACAAAGTCTCCGGCTTCAAGGAGTTCGTCAAAATTACTGAAGTTTGTATACCTTTTCATGAAGCTAGGAGTAAAAATTTCGTCAAAGCTTTTTTCTCCGGAGATTTTCTTAGCGGCTTTTTCTAAATCTTTCATGTACTTTTTTAAGCCGCGAGTATCTACTTTGATACCACCCATTTGAAATCACCATCCTTTCACCGAAATATTAACATTTTTGTCGTAGAGTGTAAATGGAGAAAAGGAATAGCTTAGGTCAATTATAAAAGTTTCAAATATTTCGTATTATATTTTATAAAGTTATTTTTAAAAAGAAAGGAAGTAGATTATGAACACAGAAATTTTAAGGGTATCAGCAAAGTCAAGCCCTAACGCAGTAGCAGGCTCAATAGCAGCAGTCATCCGGGAGGGCTTCCATGCAGAGGTACAAGCCATCGGCGCGGGAGCTGTCAATCAGGCAGTCAAGGCGGTAGCTATCGCTAGAGGTTATGTGGCACCGGCGGGAATGGACCTGGTTTGCGTGCCGGGGTTTAAGGATGTGGAGATTGACGGTGAAGAGCGAACTGTTATTGTGCTGTTTGTAGGAAAGAGGTAAGACGTATGAGAGCAACAGGAATTGTAAGAAGAGTAGACGAACTGGGCAGAGTGGTTCTGCCAAAGGAACTTCGCAGAGTATTGGGAATCAAAGAAGGAGACCCAATGGAGATATTCACGGACAATGCTGGGGAAATCATTCTTAAAAAGTATGATAATGGCCGGGAGGTAGGTGAAAAGATTTCGGACCTGATTGATTACATAAAGGATACTCAAGGAGTGCCAGATCAGGATGCAGTCCTGAGGCTCTTAAATGAGGCTGGGGTCATTGTAGGAGGGAAGAAGTGATGAAAGGTAAGCGGAAAGTATCTGCTAACCCTGTGGGCGGAACGCTGAATGAGTTGGAGGAGGGCACAGAGTGACAGACTACTATAGCCGCTGTGCTTTTCCAAAGCCAGTGAACAAGAAAAAGAAAAAACTGTATAACGGCTATAAGGACAAGCCCAACAGAGTATGCGCCTTTAAAGGCACGCCGTATGCAGAACGCCATGAGATTTTCGGAGGCCCTAACCGCCAGAAGTCCATCCAATACGGACTACAAGTAGACCTAAGCCACGAAGTCCATGAGAGGGTAACGAATCCCCGGACGGATAAGGACCTAGACCTAGTCCGGCAGCTAAAAGAGTACGGACAAAAAATGTTCGAGGATATAATCCGAGAGCAAGGCGGTACAGACGTGGAAGCCAGGAAGAGTTTTATGCACGAGTTCGGCAAGAACTACCTGGAGCCCTTAGGGCGGGAGGGTGTCTGATGGAAGAGGAATACCGGTGCAGTATAGGAACTGGGAGCTGCCCGGAGGGGCTAGGCCTCTGCCGCTATACATGTGAAAGGTATGCCGGATGCGGTGACCGCTGCTGCATAGCGTGGCCGCCAGACTTTGAAAAGTGCGATCATATCACGGTGAAAAAATGAACACCTGTCCAATCTGTAAATCGGACAGCTTCCAGGAAAGTATCAACTGCCCGAAGCACAAAGATGTGATCTGTATGGACTGCTGCCGGCAGTGCGAACACTACGACCAGGACAAGCCCCATATAGCCCACTGGTGCAGATATAGACCCCAGGAGGCAGCGGAGCGAAAGGATAAGATTACAGCGATAGAAGAACAAATAAAATTCCTAGATGATAAGCAAGACCGGCTCTTCCGCGAAGGAAACCAGAGAAAAGCAGAAGATGTTGTCTGGGAAATCGTGGCCCTTAAGATGAAGAAAGAGGGCCTGGAGAAAGGAGCATGAGCATGAAGCATGACCTAATCTTACTATCAAAAGCTTTCATATGTTTAGCGGTAGGGATGGCCCTGGCCTATCTGGAACGGGGATATCTAGCCATCGGAGCAGAGTATCTGTTTTGGTTTATACCGATACTACATAGCCAGGAAAAGAAAAAGAACCCACATAAGGGCTGCAACCCTGTGGATTCTGCAAAGTAGACGTTATGTTATATAACGTCTTTATTCTATCACACAGAGAGGAAAAAGACAATGAGTGAATTAACTAACAGGGCAATAGCCCACATCACAGAACAGATGATGCAGGACCAGAACAACCCGGCCATCGTAGCCCTTGAAGAGTATTTGACAGACCTTTGCACAAGCGATAGCGTTGCCAACTTACTTCTATCGAAAGACAAGAGTTTAAAGGGAGCACTGAAGGCCATAGAAAATGTTGCACGCAAAAAGGCTGTAGGAAACTGCGGCGTAGTGCCCCCAGATGAAGCGGTTGACATCATTAGGGGATATTACGGAATCCAGGCAAATGAAGACGGCGGCACACGTGATGCGCACGCCGAAACGAAGCCGGATGAAATAATCGACGTGATGGCCCTTCTGGCGGGAATGTAGGTGGCGAGTATGGAGACAAAACACCAGGAACTATTTGAAAGCAATGCTCCAAAGATTTATAGTGAGCTGCCGTCGCTGAAGACGGACCCGATTATAAAGTGGCTCCTAAAGAACGTGTTCAAAGAGCGTTATCTTTTCTACGATAAACCCCAAAAGACAGCGGTGTGCTCCTGCTGCGGAGCGGTAGAGATGCCGGAAGATGTTAAGCACGACCGTCAGGGCGAGTGCCCCAAGTGCCATGCAAAAGTGACGTATAGGTCTGCTGGAATTGGCCGAGGCAAACTCACAGGCCGCGTAAGAATTCTCATATTTCAAAAGAAAGGAAAAACCGTATACGCGACGACCAACTTTGTTTATGCAGACTATGGCGAAGGAAAGGTTAGGCTGTTTAAAGACGTTGATGGTGTATTCAAATTTAATCGAAAAGAACAACAAGGCTATCAGACATCTTACGGGTATTTCGAGGGTGGCCGCTGGATAGAGCAAAAAAATATCAGGGTTCCACATAGACAAAGCGACTGGGGGAATGCCCCGCTCTATTTGTACGGAGCCAATTTAAAACAAGTCTTTCAAGGGACAGACCTGCGATACTGCCAGCTGGCTGAACAGGCGAAAGAGTGGTATCCAAAAACTTTTCTAAAATTGGTGGATTTGAACGCGAAGTATGAATCAATAGAAAAACTGCATAAAGTTGGGCTGGATCATTTGATTGAATCGAAGCTAGTGGGAGAACATGGTAGTGCCGCCGTTCGATGGAAAAAGACGAATCTATCGGAAATCTTACAGCTCACCAAGCCGGAGCTCATAAAAGCTAGGGAAATGAAGATAAGCCTGGAAGGCTTGGAAAGGTATAAAATTGCTCGGGATTGTGGGCTTCCAGTTCATATTGGAAACAAGTGCGAGTATGATATGGACGTGCTTAAAACCCTTAGAAGCTGCCAGAAACTAATCGAGCCAAGAAAGTTGTATAGATATATCAAGAAACAAGAAGACACAGCTGCCGGATACCGACTTTACACCGTGGCAAAGGACTATAACGACTATATCAAGGAATGCAAGGAGTTGGAACTAGATTTATCTGATAAAGCTATTCTTCTCCCTAAAGATTTACAAGCAGCTCACGCTAGAACATCGGCGCAGGTTAAGGTAAAGGCCGATCCGGAACAGCAGGAACAAATTAAAAGAAAAGCAAAGAAACTAAGATATCTTGGATTCCAAGATGGAAACCTGCTCATACGGATAGCTGAGACGGCAGGAGAAATCATCGAAGAAGGTAAACTGATAGGCCACTGTGTAGGTGGTTATGTGGATGGGGTAGCCGCAGGAAGGACGAATATTTTCTTTGTCCGAAAGAGTAGCGAACCGGAAGAACCATACTTTACCTTGGAGATGAAAAAAGAAAAAGGCGAATACAGGATGGTTCAATGCCGGGGTGGCGGCAGAAATAAGGGAAATGGAACAATGCCGGAGGACGTGAAGGCGTTTATTGACAAGTGGATGGCTGAGGTGGTGAACGCCAAGCCAAAGAAAAGAAAGAAGGTAGCTTGATGGAAAATATTATTGAGGCTGATTTCAAGGTGGTGCAGGAACGCACGTTGGATATTATCGCCACAGAAATCAAAACGATTGACAACCATGTATGCCAAGTGGCATTAAATGGCGCTATAGAAATTGGTGCAAAGCTCGAGGAGGCCAAGGAAAAGGTCGGACATGGTAATTGGGAAAATTGGTGCAAAGAAAACTTGGATTATTCCAAGTCGCAGGCCGAAAGATTTATGAAAATTTCGGCGGAATACGGGAATGAAGATAGCCCGTATTTGTCGGCTATTTCAAAAACGTACACGTGTACGGATTTCAGCATTTCCAAGGCTTTCAGACTTTTACAAGTGCCGGAAAACGAGATAGAAGACTTCGTCGAAAAAAATGACGTTGACACGATGAAAGTAAGGGAACTGGAAAATGAAATCAAGCGACTAAAGCAGGAAAAAGAGACTGCCGACGAACAACTCGAAAATATCGATAGGTTGCAAAGTGATCTTGATACAGCAATGGCAGAGAAGGAAGCTACCGCTAAACTGCTCCAGGATCTTCAGGAGAAGCAGAAGAAGGCTGAGAATGGCGAGCTACCAGACGATATAAAGGCCGAAATGCTAGAACGCCAGAATGAAATTGATAAGCTAAAAGAATCCCTGGATAAATCCAAAGCTAAAGAAAAGAAGCTGAAAGAAGAAAAGGACCGTATAGAGGCTAGTCGAAAAGAAGCTATCCAAGAAGCAGAGAAGAAAGCCCGAGATGAAGCGGCGGCCACGGCTCAAGCGGAAGCGGAAAAGGTAGTAGCGGATACCATAGAGCAGCTGGAAAAAGAAACCGAAGAAGCGAAAACACGAGCAGCGGCAGCAGAAAACATGCTGGCCATGTCTGCTAGCGAAGAGGTAGTAATCTTTAAGACTAAGACTGCTGACCTACAGAAAATGGTTGGAGAAATCAAGACATCCATACATAGCCTGTCTGAAAAAGATCCAGAGCAAGCGGACAAGCACCGGCAAGTCTTTAAAAAGGTAATGCAGGCCCTTTATGACGGGATATAGGAGGGATAGCAAATGCCAACAGTGAGTAGAGAAGATTTTACCCGACGCCTACTGCAAGCCCAGCGGCGGCGCCGAGCCCGGGAAGAACGAGCCAAGGAGCAAGACATTTATAGTTATTCCGTTGAGGCTATACTGCGAAGCGTAAAAATACGCATGAAAATGGAGGGATATTACTAATGAGTAACAGAAACAGACGAATCAAGCCCATCGAAGCGGCTTTAAGAAAAGAGATAGAGGCCATAGACACCGAGCTACTGGACCTCCAGGAGGAAAACTCCAACTTGCGCCGGCTCCTAGATGAACAGAACGACTACATAAAGCAGGAGCTTAAGGGCCTCCGAAAAGCCCTTGTAGACCACTACAGATACCAAGAATATCTAAAAAACAGGTTAGAGGATGAAAGCGCCATACGCCGTCAAAAAGACAACCAGCTGAGAGCGGCTATCGCAGGGATACCGGAGCCAAGACGGCTGATAAAATTCCTATTTAAATAATTCCCGAAGCAGAAATAAAAAAGCGCCCATATTTAATGGGCGCATAAATCTTTAATTCTTACCAATTTCTGTCACAATGACAGAAATTACACCAGTGGCAATAGTGGCACCAAGGGCACCAAGGATTGGAATGACAACACCAATGGCGCAAATGTCTTCTATCACCGGTAGCACCTAAGATGTTGTTATTACAATCAATTCTACGATTTGTTGTACCAGATAAAAAACGATCACACATATTAGATGACCTCCTTTGGTCTACAACAGTATATGAAAAAAATATCAATAGTGTTACTAAATAAAAACTTATCCAAGAAATGAGGTGGCCTTTGGACATACTCCGGGGGCTGGCAATTATAGAAAGTAGGTGAAAACATGAAAATAAAGGCGATAGCAAAGCTGTGTAAAGAATCCAAGTTCATACAGCTTATAGATGTCCCTTCTGGAAGTTCATGCAGACAGTGGATAGGAAACGGTGGAGCGGCATATCCGATTACCGGCTTGCCGTACCTGGACGAGCAAAGCATCTATACGGTATTTGAGATTCCAGAAGACAAGCAAGAAAAAATTAAATTCATCCACCAGCAAAATCCGGGATTCTTTAATTTTGACGATACAGATAGGACTGAGATACAGGTGGAACTTTTAGGCGTGGGGGTTGACCTAGGAAGCAAGCTGATAAAGCCCTTACAGACAAGAAAAGGTATAGGCTTCTATGACACCAAGTACATGGCGCCGCTAGCAGATATAACCGTAGGTCGTGAGATTTACGAAAGAGAGACCGAGGGGGGCAAACCTACTTTGCAGTTAAGCAAGGCTTTTTAGTAAGAGGTATCATCATGCCGGTTGCAGCACTAGACAAAGCTGTCGTACAAACCATGGAGTACATAGCAAGAGAAAGCCGACTGATTCTTGAAAAAGGAAAGCCAAAAGGCCAGCAAGAAATCAATCTTGAAACCGGAGAAATTGAAGAGGATAAATCCGAAGCATGTATGTGCGGAGTATGCGATGACTGCTGCGATTGTCCTGTAGAGGGGAATTGGGAACCTTGCGAAACAAACCAACGCCTTTTGGACAGTAAGTTGGAGGAATTGAGGAGATAGCGGAGAGATAGCATGAAGAGAACACTTAAAAACTGCGGGATAATGAGAAAGCATGGCCAGGCAGAGGAGGTAGCAGCAGAAGCCGGGCCAAGTGAAGAGGAGAAATGACATGATATACAAATATTTTAATACCCATGCACCTATAACCAATCAAAACTATTTGAATACAATAATAATTGGAGGTGCGCAAAATGATGGAGAGTTATCAAATAGGTAAAGAACAGCAAGGCATAGACAATACAGTATTTACAGCAAGAATTATATGGCGAGATATAATCACCTGGTTACGTCAATATTTGATAGTAAAAACAATAAATGCAGACGTTGAATTGCAGCAGGAGACAACGAATGCCCTTCTTCTTCGAGCAGAGAACTTTGGAGATATGATAAGAACTTTCTTTGGTGATAAAGCAGCTGAAGTTTATCTGGAATTATTTTCTGAATACATTAAGTTACTGATTAGTTTAATTGATGCACTAGCGGAAGGCAATTCCAGTAAAGCAGATGAAATTGTAAAACAAGTATATCAGAATGATGGCCAAAGAATTGAATTTCTTGCAGGACTAAATCCATATTGGGAGAAAAATACTTTGGAAAATTATATTTATACCTTTACCAACATGCTAGTCCAAGAAATGCTTGCTTTTACATCAAAAGAATATAAGAACAGCATTAGTATCCATAACAGGATTTTATCATACTCAACTAGTCTAAGTGATTTTATAGCACAAGGAATTAATGATTATTTTACATATAGCATTAGGCCATCTACTGGACTACTATCTGATGAATAAAAAATAATAGAAGAAGTACTATCGCTTCTTTTATTAAAAAGAAGATGTACAAGCACTGCACTGAGCTGTTTTAAGTATGATATATCGCCAGATGAAGAGGAGGAGCAATTTTGAGAGACTGTCAAAAAAATTTTATAAAAACAACCCAGCAGCTCAGGAGCCCATCAAAGGGATTCGAGGACCTACCGGAAATTAAGCACCTACATACCTGTAAAGCCTCCAAGATAGGTCTGATAGTCACCCCAGAAACAGAGAAGGACAACCAGGAGCTACACAAGGCCATAAGCCGGACCTGTAAGGACCATTGCTGCAAACATAAGCGACAAAAGAGGACGGGAACAAGATGAGAAAACAACCTTACAAACCAAAATATCCAATCATAAAAAAGATTTTCCCAATATTCAGGTGGATACAATGCGATTATTGCGGATGCAAGTTTAAAAAAGAATACGGATGGGAGATATGGGTTAGAAGCGTATTTGCCAATATAGAAGCAGAACGCCGCTATAGTTGTATGACGTGTAACCCTGACGAAGAAACTGTCAAGAAGAGACTAGTACCTGATCCATTCCGCAACTACAGCATTGGGACAGGCAGAGCTAATATTGATGCAGCAGCTCTGCCAGATAAAGAATAAACAAAATTCTACTGTTATATGTAAGAAAACAAAAAGCCTCTGGACAAGCTCCAGAGGCATAGCTATCGGCATTAAAAATAAGACATAAACCTATATAGGGACCCAAGCGCTCAGCATGAGCATTAAGACTTGCTAAGAGTATTAATAATTCGGAAATGGAGGTAGCCATGCTTGTAGAAAAATTGACAACGGTGTGCGGAAGTACAATTTTTGTAAAAGTAAAAATGCTTCGGGATTTTATCCAAGGCCAAAAGAGAAAAAAGAGAAAAAATCCTACGGCCGAGAAAGTAGCTGAGGTTAATCAGCGGCTAGCCGAAAAAGAACTGGCTATGATTTTAAATTTTAATTTCAAGCCCGGAGACCTGCATCTAGTTCTCACATACAAGCATTTACCCTCCAACGAGGAAGCACACAAGGCGCTGGAGAGATTTATAAAAAGATGCAGAGCATACATGAAGAGGCTTGGGAAAGAATTTAAAGCGGTTATTGCTACAGAGTATAAGCATAAGAGACTTCATCATCACATCGTATGCTCCGCCGCCGAACTTGAAGAAATTATGAAAATTTGGAAGCAAGGGCATGTGAAGTGCTCCGTACTAGATATGTCTGGAGATTACAGAAGGCTAGCAGCATACCTTATCAAGGAGACTTCAAAGACATTTCGAGACCCAGATGCTTTCAGCAAGAGAAGATACAATACAACCAGGAACATACAAAAGCCGGTTACAAAATCTGAGAAGGTATCAGCCTCCATGCTGTTAAGTAATCCGAAACCCATCAAGGGTTATTACATAGACCAAGACAGTGTATATAAAGGCGAGAATCCTTTTGATGAAAAACCTTATGTGGAATACGTGATGATCTCCGAGGATGCTGAAGCACCGAGACTGGTCACATGGAAGCGAGGGAAGAAGGCCCGAAAAGAAAATACATACAGCAAATGGCTTGTGAAGAATCTAAGCAAGCAGATTGAAATAGATATATCGTTTTAGCCCATAAGGCTTATTCGTCATGCAAAAAAAGAGAGGGGAAGTGAAGAGGTTATGACAAAACAGGACTTAGAAAATCTTTACCAGCTCACAGGTGAGATACAGGACATAGAGAGACAGCTAAGCAAGCTAGAAGAAAAAGGCTCCAAGGACTATGTTGGCGATACCGTGAGGGACTACCGAAGCGGCCAAGGTATACCAATAACCATAAGAGGCTATCCAGAGCGTACATACAGGAGGCAGAGGAACCTCTCAAGAAAGTACCAGGCTATGGTCCAGGCCGAGAAAACAAAGCAGCGGGTAGTAGATAATTTTAAGTTTGAGCAGGTTACATACTGCAAGGGGTTAGCTGGGAGGTGATAGGCTTTGGTAGCGAGAGTATTTCCGAGGCGGACAAAAGCCACGCCGGATGATGACATGGCTTTCATAGGACCGCTTCCAAGAGAGATAGAGAAAAGCAATCCGGGAATTAAAGAAGTGCATATCAGTGTTACATTTACATACGACATCCCTAAGGCTGAAAAATTATATAAATCATGGTCGCGGCTGGGGGTACCGATAGAAATGGGCGGCCCTGCTTTCGGAGACCGTAACGGAGACTTTGTACCCGGACAATACCTTAAACCCGGATATACATTTACAAGTAGGGGATGCAATAACAAGTGTTGGTTCTGTTCTGCTTGGAGGGACACTAACGGATTAAGGGAATTAGAGATCAAGGACGGGTGGAATATCCTAGACGATAATATTTTAGGTACATCGGATCATCACTTTATGACGGTAATGGATATGCTTCATAGGCAACCTGAAAGACCTATCTTTACAGGTGGAATTGAGGCAAAGTTATTAAGGCCTTGGCAAGCGAAGCTGATGAAAGAAATCAAAACGAGGCGCCTGTATTGTGCTTATGACACACCGGACGACTATGAACCGCTTGTGGAGGCTGGAAAGATATTTAGGGCTGCCGGGTTTACAACAGCAAGCCATGTTTTAAGTTGTTACGTCTTGATTGGGTATAGGGGTGACACGTTTGAAAAGGCTAAAAGCCGATTGATTGATACGATCAGAGCGGGGTTCGTTCCATATGCTATGCTTTACAGAGATAAAGGGGGACAAGTTGACCCCGAGTGGAGAGCGTTTCAACGGGAGTGGTGCAGACCTCAGATTGTTGGGGTCAAAATGAGAGAATATGGGGGAGGTGATTGACATGACAAATATAAGGCCGATAAATGAAAACAAGTATGGAATAAGCAAGCACCGATTCAGAGAGCTTTATTATTTCTGTCTTCAGTATCCTGAATGGCAGGAGGAGCTTAAGCATAACACAAATACCGTTGGAGCCATTATTACCGACGGGCTCCCGCACGGCAGTAATACTTCTGACAGCACAGCTATTCTGGCAGCCAGACGGGCAGATCTGCGGACGAAATGTGAGATTATAGAAGAGACGGCCATCAAGGCAGATTCGGAGCTGCATGAGTACATTTTGAAAGCAGTGACCACGGAGAGAGCAAGTTTTAATTATCTCAAGATGAGGATGGGGCTCCCCTGTGAAAGAGATATGTATTATGATCGGCGACGGAAGTTTTACTGGCTGCTATCGCATGAGGTGTAATTTAGGGTTGGGCAAGGAACAAAGGAACTTTAATGATAATATATTGTATTAAAAAAAGGAGTTGTAAGAATGATATCTATTAAACAGTTAGAGGATTCTGGTATCCCATCAAGTCAAGTGCCTTTGGTATTCGAATCAAGAATGCTCTGGAGAGATTTAACTACTTGGATCCAGGCATATTTAGTAAGTGTTTTTGCAGGTTTTGGTAATCAAAATTCAGTAGAAGAAAAAATAAGAACAGTTATTGTAAAATTTGGTAACAACTTAAGCACGGTCTTTGGAGGGGAAATCGGAGAACAATATATTGGGCTTATAACTAATTGGATCAACACGTTTAAATTATTGGTAAATGCACAAATAAATGATGATGCTGATACAGTAAATGAATATATGAATCAGTTATACGAAAATATAAATCAAATGGCTATTTTCCTATCAGAGATTAATCCATTTTGGGCGGAAAGTGAGTGGAAAGCTTTGTTATATCGATTTAATGAAATAATAATTGAACAGTTATCTGCATTTTTGTATAAAGAATATACGAAAAATATAGAGGCATTTGATAAACTTCTAAATCTTACTTCCATAATTGGTAACTATTATTCAAAAGGCATGCTTAATTACTTAACCTATTCAGGATAATACATAATTAAAAAGCTAAAGCACTTCTTCTGATTTGTTTAATATTATATTGAGATAAAAATTGTTACTGAAAATTAATGACCGCACACAGAGGACAACTTTATGTGTTTTAATGATATCAGTGAAAGTTACCAAGATTTCTCCTTTCATTCACATAAGTACCTCAGCCCGCTTCGGCGGGCACCCTGGCAGGGTAGCTCAGTTGGTAGAGCACTGGAAGCGCACAGTTGTCTCCGGTTCAAGTCCGGACCCTGCCCCAGACGGATAGATTGTAGGTTGTAAAGCAGTCGCAGCACATAACAACCTTCCGAGCGGATGCAAAACAATAGCGTAGAGTTGTTTAGGAAAAGTATCCTTGTTAGAGGTTGGCAGCCGGGAATAGACCGGCAGACGCAATACGTGAGCATGAGCCAGCGTTAAATGCAAAGCGTTGAGGATAACACCCAGGTCTTGTACTAGGAGTGCAACCACAGCTGAAATGCTGGGAGTCAAATATTTCCAGCAAAAGGCAACTACAGTAGGAATGTTGGGGTTGTCTTTTTTAATTGCCGTAACAGAGGAAAAAGCGCTTTTTAAACTCGTCCGGACGGAGCTTGAAAAAAAAGAGGACAGAATGACAAACCAAGTAAAGATTGAAATTTGAACATTTTACCCTCAAAGTTGAAAAAACTTTTTTTATGCCTATATTTATATTTTGATTGAAACCGGTTTTTTTAAAAATAATCGCTAAAATCATAAATGCAATAAGCGTAATATCTACACTGAAATTTACACTGACGATTAGTTGCATACTTCTTTCCCCTTTCTCGGACACAGGAATATTTTACATCATATTCCGAAAGAAGAGGATTATACTTAAAAAAATCCCAACAAAGGTTTGTCAGTATAATGTGTTGATATTTGTAATATTTGGGAGTATTATAAAAGGAAAAACGGGGAGGATTGAAAATGAGATATGACCAAGAAGATCTTGCTAAAGCATTAGCGGAAGAAGGACGTTCGGGGGGAGAAATTGGAGAAATATTGGCACGCCTTAAAGAACTAGAAGAGGAAGATGACGACTGAATTTTAAGGACCATCCCAGCGGTGGTTCTTTTCTTATATCTGACGATAAGTATGGTATTAAGAAAAGTTGGTAATATTACTCCTTTTATCACATCTTTATAATTTCTGAGTTTTTTGTGGATATTTCATTATGGTGCATTATGGCGGATAATGTCGAGCGTATAGTGTTGAAGCCTAGAAGCTTTGGGGATATGATGAAATAAAAAAGGGAAAGGAGACTTGATTACATGGGTATTCGGGACATATTAAGCCTTATCAACGCAGGGGCTGACATCGTTATAGACATAAGTGAGCACGGCCAGGGGGATTTAATGTCTATGGCTAAGGCAGTCCATGATAAAAATTGCAGACTAACCATTAAAAATGCTAGCACAAGAGGGATGCAAGACCTGCGGAGCTTGGTGGATGTGGCAAAAGGAAACATTATTCTGGAACTATAAGCTCAGGAACGAAGAGCCCCTTTAAAGGCTCTTTTTTATTACACAAAACGAAACGATTGAGAGGTGAGGTGATGGCACTTAAGAAAACATGTACATGCGGTAAGCTTATAGACTACTCTGCGCCCTACTGCGATGAATGCCAGGCTAGAAGAAAGCAGGAGCAGGCAGCCAAGCATAGGCGCTATGACAAACATATCCGTAATAAAGAGGCCGCAGCATTCTATAACTCTCCACAGTGGAAGCATGTAAGAGCAGAAGTAATACGCAACTATAAAGGCCTCGATTTCTATGAGTATTACATCAACAAGCAGATTGTATATGCGGACATGGTTCATCATATCGTGGAACTCAGTGAAGACTGGGAGCGGCGGCTTGACCCTCGCAACCTGATACCATTGGCACAGGAAGGTCAGGGCAACCACAGCATGATCCATAAGTTATACCTGAAAGATAAAATAAAAGCGCAGAAGCTGCTATTTAGCCTTCTGAACCAGTGGCAGCTTGAGTTTGGAGGGGGAGGGGGTACCTGAAAAGTTTTAGACCTCTCTACGGATGCCACTGTGCCTCCCTCGCTTGAAAAAAATTCCCACATCAGTCTTTGAAGGAGGTGATCTTAATGCCAACACCGGCAAAACCATATGCCGTACTCGTAACCGAAGGGAAATCCCATCGGACGAAAGCGGAACTGGATAAACGAAAAAAAGGCGAAGACGCGCTAGCTACCGGCACGGCATTAAAGGAACGTCCGGAAGTAAAAAGGAATCCCACAGCACACAAGGAATTTTCACGAATCAATAAGCTGCTCTTAGCGATTGAGAAAAATGATGCTATCTACGAGCCTGTAATCAACCGATACTGCATGATGCAGGCCGAATGTCTGGACCTTGAAGTGAAGAGGGAAAAGATTTACGATCAAGCACAGAAGCTGGAAAAGATGCTGGATGATCTCGGTAGTGATGTAGAATTTGACGAGCTTCGAGCTGTCATTAGTGACTTGGGTAAAATATATGGAGCCATGCTGGCCATTGATAAGCAGGTGCAGTCCAAGCGCAAGATGCTTCTGGAGATTGAGAAGGAAAATGTTATGACAATTGCTGCGGCGCTGCGGACTATACCGAAAAAGACCGAGGAAAAAGAAGATCCACTCCTTAAAGTATTGCGGGGTGGTTAAACTTGTTGGCGAAAGCAAAGCAGTATGCGCAGCGGGCTATATCCGGAGAGGAGATCACCACTAAAGAAGTTAAAAAGCAGTGTGAATGGTTTTTAAGTAATCTAGAGCAGCAGGAAAAAGAAGGCTATCCGTTTTACTTGGATAGCGGTGAAGTGAATAAAATACAAGGGATTTTGTCATTGCTTTTCTTTGCAACGGGCTTAGGCGTAATTGGCAAATCTATATTAGATGGTCTGGAAGATTTCCAGGCTTTTTTTCTTGTCAATATTTTCGGCTGGAGGTTTAAAGCCGACCCCAGAAAATATCGATACCGCGATGTTGTTCTTTTCATTCCACGAAAAAATGCAAAAACGTTTATTTGCGCAATTATTCTCATCATCCTCATGCTCACGGAAGACGGTTATTCGGAGTTTTATTCCATATGCCTTGACCGGGAACTTGCAGGGCGGGTTAAGCAGGCAATGACGCAGATCATTCAAGCAAGCCCAGCAATTGAGAAATATTTTAAACTATCGAAAACACTGAGCAGCCCAATCACCTGTGAGCTAACAGGTAGCTTTTATCAAGCGAGAACCTCCGAAGCAAATCGCAATAACTCCATTCAGCCCAGTGCGTTCATTGCTGATGAAATCGGAGCTTTTCGGGATAAAAGCAATATTGATGCGATGAAGACCGGCCAGCTCAGTGTGAGAAATCCCCTCCGGTTTAAAATCACGACAGCCTATGCAGAAACAGAAAGTATCATGATTGAGGAGCTGGATTACATCCGCAAGGTGTATGACGGCATCCTAGAAGACGACCGGTTATTTGCACTGCTTTATTATGCCGAAGAGGGGCACGAGTGGGATGATATCGGCTTGCAGCAAGCAAACCCGCTGCGGATACCGGAAAATTATCAAGAAATCCGGGACAATCGCAAAGCTGCCCTCGAAAAGCCTTCGGAGCGTACCGAGTTCTTAACCAAGCACATGAATGTCTTTGTAAATGATGTCAAAGAGGATCCCTATATCATTTTTGACAAATGGAAGAAGTGCGAAGTAGGGAAGATTGACCTGAAGGGTAAAGAGGTTGCTGTGGGCGTTGACTTATCGTTAACCACTGACCTGACGGCGGTAGATATTATTTACCAGGAGAACGGCAAGTATTTCGTAAAGGCTCACGCCTTTCTTCCAGAGAACTCATTAGCGGCCCGAAGAGAGCGAATTGACTATAGACAGATGGAGAAGCTGGGCTACTGTACCATCACCAAGGGAGATATTGTCGACTATAACGTGGTTGAGCAGCATATTCGTTCCATAGAGGAGACTTACGGCTGCCGAATTAAAGTTATCGCATCGGATCCCTACAACGCGGTGCAGATGATGCAGTCCTTAGCAGAAGACTACGAGGTGGTGCTGATTAAACAGACTTATGGCAATCTAAGTCCGCCGCTGAAAAGTTTTCGAAATGATGTGTATCTTGGAAATGTGTTTTACGAAAAGAATAAGCTGCTGGATTGGAACATGAGTAATGCCACAACGGTCCATGGCCGTACGACTGACGATATCTTGCTTGCAAAAGTAAATAAAAATAAGCACCGTATTGACCTGGTAGTGGCCATGATATTCCCTTACAGCCAAATCTACCTGGTTGATAAAAGCGTTGATTTAAGCAAACTGACAGAGGACTACCTGAGTATGATGGGGTGGTAAGGAGGTGAGAGATTGAATGTATTAAAAAGAATTTACAATAAGATAATGCAGAACGTAGGGGGAAGGACAGCAGACATGCAGAGTGGAGAGCTGCTGGAGTGGCTGGGAATTAGCAAAACCCCTAAGCACCTTGTGAGTGAAGTGACCTATTTCACTTGCCTGAAAATGCTGTCTGAAACCCTGGGCAAGATGCCGCTGAAATTATACCAGAACACAGAAGACGGCATTAAGAAGGCGAAGCCAAACAAGGCTCATCGATTGCTCAACCTCAGGCCAAACGACATCATGACGCCTTCGATTTTCTGGGCGGCAGTGGAGCAAAACCGTAATCATTACGGTAATGCCTACGTTTGGATTAGGAGGCAGTTTAGAAGGGCGAAGTACGGCGGCAGTTTTGAAATCATGGATTTCTGGATTATGCCATCTGACAGCGTCCGGGTCTATGTGGACGATTCAGGGATATTCGGAGCTAAAGGCTCCATCTGGTATAGCTATGTGGATCAATACGCTGGGCAAGATTATGTATTTCGGCCCAGTGAAGTAATGCACTTTAAGACCTCATACAGCTTTGATGGAATCCTAGGCATTCCGGTAAAGGATATCTTAAAATCAACCTTGGAAGGTGGTCTTGAAAGCCAGAATTTCATGAATAACCTATATAGGACAGGCCTAACCGGAAAAGCGGCGCTAGAATACACGGGAGATCTGGATGAAACCGCACAGAAACGGTTAGTTGCAGGCTTTGAACGCTTTGCAAACGGGGCTGCAAACGCCGGTAAGATTGTTCCGGTACCTTTGGGGATGAAGCTGATTCCCCTCGATATCAAGCTTACGGACAGTCAATTTTTTGAATTAAAGAAATTCAGTGCCTTGCAAATTGCTGGGGCTCTTGGTATCAAGCCAAACCAGATTAATGATTACGAGAAATCCTCCTATGCTAACTCTGAGATGCAGCAGCTAAGCTTCTATGTTGACACGGAGCTCTTCATTTTGAAACAGTATGAGGAAGAAATAAACTATAAGACACTTACAGAAGAAGAGCTCAAAGAAGGGCTCTTTTATAAATTCAATGAGAAAGTTATCCTGCGCACCGACAGCCAAACTCAAATAGAGATGTTGTCGAGAGCTGTGAATAATGGAATCTATACACCGAATGAAGCCAGGGAATACCTGGACAAGCCAAGAGAGAAGGGGGGAGATGGGCTTTTTATGAACGGAAACTATATTCCAATTGAGATGGTTGGAAAGCAATATGACAAGGAGGGAGGTGCAGCTGATGCCGGAGAAGAATAAAAAATATTGGGAGTTTAAAGCGAAAGTCCAAGATGAGGCAGATTTATACCTGTACATAGAAATTGCATCATGGGGCGCAGGCTATGCCGCTCATTCTGCGCAAAGCTTTAAGCGCGAGCTGGATGCTCTAGGAGAAATCAAGACCCTTAACGTCTATATCAATTCCCCGGGTGGTGATGTGTTTGAGGGCAATGCCATCTACAACATCCTAAGCCGGAAGGCGAAGAAATGTGCTGTAAACGTCTATGTAGATGGGCTGGCTGCTAGTATCGCATCGGTCATCGCCATGGCAGGGACCAAGATTATTATGCCAAACAACGCTATGATGATGATACACAACGCTTGGTGTGTCACCTGGGGCAATTCCGGGGAGCTTCGCGAAGCAGCAGAGATGCTGGACAAGGTGAATTTGACAATCCGGCAGGCCTATTTAAACAAGGCAGGAGATGTCTTAGAGCAAGATGCTTTGATAACGCTTATGGATGAGGAATCGTGGCTAACGGCGCAAGAATGTCTTGATTATGGGCTATGCGATGAGGTGATTGGCGAGAAGCAAGTTGCAGCTAAGTTTGACCCAGCTCTACTGAAAAACTTCAAAAATGCGCCAACTGAATTTTTCACCCTTCGACCGGATGGCGCAAGAGAAGATCCCGAGGACAAGAGGCATGAGCCGGCGGAAAAACCGGCCGCACAGCTAGATCATGCAGCCGAGAAAGAACGACTTTTACTGGAAATTGATTTTACTTAGAGAAAGGAAAATAAGAAAATGAATGAAAAATTATTAAAAATGCTTAATTCTATTAATGCAAAGAAAGCAGAAGCCAAACAGCTTTTAGAGGATGACAAGGTAGACGAGGCAAAGATAGCTAAGGCGGAGCTAGAAAGGATGCAAGCCGCTTTTGACATTGCCAAGGATCTTTACGACGAAGAACAGGAAGAAGCTGAGGAGGACATTGCAACCGGCAAGGCGAAAGAAGTCACTGATAAGAAGGACGGCATCCTAGGGGCTTTTGTTAATGTAGTTAAGGCCGGCATATTGAAGCGGCCCGCGAGCGAAAAGGACCTTGAAATCTTAAATCTGATGACTGAAAAAGATCCAAACGGGCAAGGCGTGTCTGATGGTGGCGTAACCGTTCCGGAGGACCTACGCACGCAGATTAAAGAGCTGAGAAGAACAGAAGATGCTCTTGAGTTGCTTGTTAATACAGAGCCCGTTTCTACGTTAAGCGGCAGCCGGGTAATTGAAGCCAACGCGGACCAGGTACCCTTTGACAACGTAGAGGAAGCTGCCCAGTTTCCGGATGTTGATACGCCGCAGTTTATCACGATTGACTACAAGGTCAAGAAAAAGGGAGGCATCTTAAAAGTCACCAGAGAACTCTTACAGGATACCGCGGAGAATATCATCGGGTACCTGAGAAAGTGGATTGCCAAGAAGGCAAAGGTCACCAGGAATTTCTTAATCCTTGCACAGCTGGAGGAAAGCTTTGGAGGAGCAAATACGCATGCCGTAAGTGGTTTTGATGACCTTAAGGACATCTTTAACACAATGCTCGATCCAGCCATCGCTCTGGGCGCTAAGGTGCTGACCAACCAAGACGGTTTCAACTGGCTTGACAAGCTAAAGGACCAGGATAAAAAGTACATCTTGCAGCCTAACCCGGTAAATGCAACGCAGCGCCTGCTGTTTGGCGTGTACCCGGTGATTGTTGCCTCCAACAAGGTACTGAAATCCACTGTTGAGGGAACAGATAAAAAGATTCCGCTGTACTGTGGCGATTTCAAAGAAGCAATTACAATCTTTGACCGGGAGACCCTGTCGATTGAGTTCTCTACGGAGGCGGGTGACTTATGGAGTAAGGACCTTACTGGTGCAAAGGTTCGGGAGCGACTGGACATTAAGACGATTGATGAAGAAGCTGTTGTTAAGGGAGAAGTGACGGTAACTGTGTAAGGGGGCTTCGGCCCTCTTCTTTAGAGAGGAGGCCCAAATGAGCGCTGAAACAGCCATGCTTGAGGAAGTAAAAGATTATCTGCGCGTGGATGGATCTGATGATGATTCTCAGGTCAAGGGTCTTATTTCAGCCGCAGACATTTACCTGGAGAATGCCGGAGCAGTGAAAGACTATGATAACAATCTATATAAGCTTGCTGTCAAGATTCTGGTGACACACTGGTATGAGAATCGGCTGCCGGTTGGAGAGGTAACGGAAGAAATGGCCTTTTCGCTTCGCCACATCTTGCTGCAATTGAAATATTGTTACGGTGGTGATGAAACATGAATCCAGGAAAATACAGAAATAAGATTACATTTCTGAAAAGAGAGCATGGTCAAGATGATTACGGAGAGCAGGTAGACGAATGGACAGCCTTTAAGACCGTCTGGGCAGCTAAGGACCCACTACTTGGAAATGAGTTTTTTAAGGCCGTGGCCACGGAAGCGAAAGTGGAGGTGAAATTCAACTCTCGGTACATTACAGGAATCACGGGTGATATGCGAATCCAGCACGATAATGAAATTTACGAGATTCTTTCAGCCATCGACGTTAAATCTCTCCATAAAGAACTTTTGTGTTATTGCAGGAGGATACCAGATGGTGAAGGTTAAGTTTAAGATTGAGGGCATGAAGGAGCTGCAAAAGAGTTTGAAAAAGCTTGGTGAAGTTCCTCAGAAGCATGTCACTTCATCGGCCCGTAAAGGTATGAATATTATTTTGAAGGGAGCTAGATCAAATGCCCCTGTCGATACCGGTGACCTGAAGCGGGGGATGAAGCTTTTCGGTGAAAAGTCACGCTTTAAGGGTAAGAAGGTATACCGCATCATATTTGATCCTACCATGAACGACATCTTTCAAAAGAAGAATGCGGAGGGCGAAATCACCGGTTACTACCCTATTTCCCAGGAATATGGTTTTTTTTCCCGAAATGGCAGATATATTCCCGGATATAGGTTTATCCACGATAGCATGGCTGGTAATGCGAAACAAATGGAAAGAATTGTTGTGGACACCATGAAAACAAAGATTGATCAGGAGATCGGAAAGGCGGGACTGAAATAAATGGATGAGAGGGAAAGGCTCCAACAGGAGTTTGTTGAGAAAATACAAGAAATTATTGACGGACTTGAAAAGCAGAAGCTTCCGCTGCGCGCAAAACTCCTTCTGTGGATGCTAAAGCGAAAAGTAAAGCGGGTGAAATAATGGAAAAAGAGCTAAGGTATGAACTGGAAAAAGCAATCCCGGAGCTGGCCGGAAACATTTATCCAACTAATGCTCCGGAGGCGTCAAAACGTCCCTATATCGTCTATACCAGAGTCACAACGCAACGCACAAAGACGCTGGAGGGCTATACCAGCAAACAGGCGTTATCGTACATGTTTAGCATCATGGCGACAAAATATGCCGATATGAAAGCTCTGGCTGAGCAGGTGGAGGCCTTTCTAATCGCCCTGCCTGGCAAGGATATTGGGAAGGATGAGATTCATGTCGAGGACGTAAAAATTAATAACATAAGTGAAACCTATGAATTTGAGCTGAAAGTAAATCGTGGAATCCTTGATTTCACAATCTATTTTTAGCAGAAAGGAAAATATAAAATGAGTGATGATGTACGCAGAGCGCTAGGAACCAAGCTGAAAATAGGCAAAACCACTCCTGTGGCGGTGGCGGGGCTGTCCTCTATCGGGGGGCTGGAGCTGTCAGCCGACACAATAGATACAACTACGCTGGATAGTGATGGAGGATACCGAACTTTTATTGCTGGATTTAAGGATGCAGGAGAGGTATCTTTGGAAGGCTTCCTGATCCCGGCCACGGGAAAGGGACAAAAGGAATTGTACGACCTGTTTGAGAGCGGGGAGGTAGACGATTTCGTGATTGAGTTTCCTCCTGAAACAGGTACGAAATGGGAATTTAAGGGTGTTGTAACAGGGTTCTCTACGAGTGCAGATCTGGAGGATCCTCTGGCCTTTTCTGCAACGATTAAAGTCAGTGGCAAGCCAACCCTGACGGTGGGAACAGGAGGTAGCGGATAATGGGATATACACCGATTGAATTGGACAAGGTCCGAAATTTCAGATATGGTATGAAAGCCATATCACTAATAGAAAAAAAGTTGAAAGCACCCATCGCCAAAATTGATATGGACAGTTTGACTATGGAAGAATCGGCAACCTTGGTTTGGGCTGGACTTGCCCATGAGGATAAAAACCTCACACCAGATAAGGTGATGGATCTTATTGATGATTATTCAACCCTGACTGAAGTTATGAAGGCTATGGAGACGGCAATGGAGGAGGCTTTCGGTGTTGCGGAAGAACCGGGAAAAAACGAGTAGAGGGCGGCGGGGAAGAGTTCAGCGTGGCCGGAGCGCTGGAGCTTGCCGCCCATATCGGAATCCCAGTAACGGAGTTTTGGGAGATTACGCCCTTTGAACTTTCTATAGTGGCGAAAGGCTATGCAAAACGAAAAGCAGAAGAGCAGAAAGAAAGCATTGCTCAAGCATATCTGATCTCTCGGTGGGTATGGCAGAAGAAGATTAATATTAAGAAGATATTTGCTTCCGATGAGAAAAAAAAGCCAATGACAGATGATCAGATGCTGGAACGCGTGAAAGCGCTTAATACTGTTTTCGGGGGAATAGTTGAGGAAAAATAAACATTGCACTCTAATGCTGGAATATGTTACCATATAAAGTACTTGGAGGTGTGTATTATGAAGAAAATTTTATGTCTAGTGTCTGTTTTAATTATGGTATTTACACTTATATCTTGCGCTCAAGGAGAGGATGCAGGTTCTAAGCAAAAAAAGCAGGCAGATAGCAGAACGTTAGCTGAGATGGTCTCAGTTTTTCAAGAAAAAGGGATTGATGGAGAAGTAGAGGAGCCATTATTTCAGTTAGTGGGGGCAAAGGCAGGGGCCATATTTTATATGGAAAATTCAGTTGTGAAGATTTATGAATTTGAAAGTGAAAAAGACTATCAAAAACAAAAAGCTGAATATACAATCCTGGAGGACATGCCTGTTAATGGTAAATTTGCTTTAGAGACCAACAGTGAGAAAGCTGAAGAATTGTTTTCTTCTATTGACCTGGAATTAAAAATACTCGCTGAATTAAAGAATAGAGAGATTCCGACGGTAAGTATAGGAGAGGTGATTTCAGACGATAGGGCAGAGGTGACTATAAATAAAATAGAGTTTTCCTATGATGTTCTCCCAGATAACACGAATTCATTCTATACGCATTATCCAGCAGAATCCGGAAAAGTATATATTCATGTAGATACAGATGTTAAAAACATTCAGAAGCAAGAGCTTAATTGTGACGAAGTCATGTCGGTAAAAATAGATTATGATAATGGCTATAAATACACAGCTTTTTCAGTACCAGAAGATTCTAGTACTGGATTTGGTTATTCTACTAGCATAGCACCTCTTACTTCCCTTGGTGTGCATTTTATGGCGGAGTGCCCTCAAGAGGTGGAGGAATCTCAAAAACCAGTAAAAGTCATTTTCCTTCTAGGCAATGATGAATATGAATATGTGATCAGATAGAAGATTTGGCTATAAAGTACTCTGAACAAGAAAATATATGACGGTATGTTGTATAATAGTGGAAAAGGTGTTGTTATTTTTAGTGAGGTGGTGTACTATTATGGGAATTTTCTTGGTAGAAAAATGCAGTTTGTGTGGGAATACGGATCAAGGCGCAGATATTGCAGATGGTTACCTATGTCGGAGTTGTCTGAAAAGGTGCGGGCCTTTTCTACCTCATCTGGCACTAAAAACAAAAAATTTAAAACAAGCGGAAAAAGCGATGAATCTTAATGAAATAAATAAAAGCCGACTTTCGGAGTTTTCGGCAACAAAAGTAATTGGGCAATGCGCAGAATTTGATGAAAATAATCGATACTGGATGGGATTAAGGAACGGACCTACGAAGTCATGGCTAGATCCTATAGTATATAAATTTGATGATATTGTTAATTTTGAATTGCTTGAAGATGGTGAGAGCGTTACAAAAGGCGGTTTGGGCATGGCAGCTATTGGAGGTCTTGTATATGGGGGCGTCGGAGCTATAGTTGGGAGTGTTGTTGGCAAAAAGAAGACGAAATCGTCCGTTAACAGTTTGAAAATTAAAATTACCGTGAGAAACAATGACGACCCAGCTGCTTATATTGATATTTTTAACAAGAAGTTGATGGCAGACTCTTCTCTATATAGACAATATTTTAGCGAAGCGCAAGAAATTTTATCAATGCTATCAATTATAACGGAATCAAATAAACCTTGTGAACCAAAAACATCTGTTGCTGATGAATTGTTAAAATTTAAGGAATTACTTGACGCAGGCATATTGACACAAGACGAATTTAATCGTGAAAAAGAAAAACTTTTAAAATAAGATTTATTAAAAAGCACTCTTCTAGGGGTGCTTTTTCTATTGCCTGAAAGGAGGTGAAAACAGGTGGCGAAAAGTAATTTTATAGTAAGAGGCGGAGCTGACTTCTCTGGCATTAAGAAGGGCCTAGATCAGACCCAGAAGTGGCTAGCTAGTTTTCAGAGCAATATCAGTAGATCATTGAAAGTCGCGGGAACTGGCATTAAGAAGGGCCTAGATCAGACCCAGAAGCGGCTAGCTAGTTTTCAGAGCAATATCAGTAGATCATTGAAAGTTGCGGGAGCTGTCTTGGGCGGCCTAGCAGTTGGTAAACTTGTTAAAGATTCTACGGCTATGGCCATGGGCGTTGAAAGTGCTATTGACAATATTGGCCGAAATATGGGCAGCTCCTCTGCCGCCTTTAATAAATGGGCGGAAACCCAATCAAAAGCTTTTGGAATGGCGAAGGCCGATGCTTACAAATACGGCTCCACCTTTTCCAACCTCCTCAGCAGTTTTTCGGGAAGCACAAAGCAAACAGCTGATAGCACTCAGGAGCTGATGAAGGCTGCCGCTGTCATATCAAGTAAAACAGGTAGAAGCTATGAAGACACGGCTGAAAGAATCCGATCTGGTATGCTGGGATCCACCGAGGCGATTGAGGACTTAGGTGTTTACACGAATGTTTCTATGATTGAGAGTACAGATGCCTTTAAAAAGTTTGCAAACGGTAAGTCTTGGGCACAGCTTGATTTCCAGGTGCAACAGCAGATAAGACTTGCGGCGATACTAGAGCAGACCTATGCTCGTTACGGAGATACCCTGGCTGATACCACACAGACCAGGCAAGCCATGTTTATTGCGAGCCTGAAGAATATCCAGCTGAATCTCGGACAGGCTTTTTTGCCTATATATAATGCCGTGCTACCGGTACTAACAGCACTTTCGAATAAGATAGAGGCGGTGACTTCTAAACTCAAATACTTCACCCAAGCGATTTTCGGAAAAGCTGTAGCAGGGCCAGTAGCTAAAACGGAAGAACAGGCTGCCGCAATCGCTGGAGTAGGAGATGCAGCAGAAACCGCAGGAAAAAAGGCAGCGGCAGCAGGAAAAAAGGCAAAAGGTTCTGTTGCTGGATTTGATGAAATCAACTCCCTTGCTGATCCATCCGATTCGTCCGGAAGCGGAGAGAGTTCCTCTGGGGCCGCCATCGCAGAACCGGTTACTGATATTGAGGTGGGGGAAGACACAAGTGTAAGCTCAGACTTTGAAAGTGCGATTTCTGCCATGAAGAACCGAATAGGGGAAATCAAATCGTATATTGATACATATTTGGCGCCGCCATTTCAGGAAGCGATAGAGTTGATAAAGCCCAAAATTGGAGAATTTCAATCTATTTTAGCAGGAGTATGGGCCGACATAGGAGCCCATGGTGCTCCGTTAAAGAACTGGTTCATGTCAGACTTTACACCTTTTTTACAAAACGTAATTAAGTCGATGGGCATTGTTGTTTCTGGACTTTTTGACAGTTTTAATATGGTCTTTTCGGACATTTGGAAACGTGCGGTATATCCCACTTTAACCAACTTTATATCTGTTGGATTGCCAGTGCTTACAGACTTCTTAAATAAAGCTGTAAGTCTCTTTACAGTCCTATTTGAAGAAGTAAAGAAAATCTTTGATATGATATGGTCTGAGGCGGTTGCTCCGGCGTTAAGTCTTGTAACTAAAATCTGGATTGATACGGTCAATGTTATTGCAGCGACCTGGAATGAATATGGAAACCCAATCTTTGAAGGAATAAAAACAGCGTTTACACTAGTAGGAGAACTACTCAGGACTGTATGGGAAACCACTTTGAAACCGGTATTCGATACATTCATGGAAACGGTAGATTGGCTCTGGAGCAAACACCTCAAACCGCTGCTCAGTAATGTTACGAGTTTGGTGGCTGAATTTATTGTCTGTGCCCTAAAAATAATCAATGAATTTATTCTGCCGCTTGTAAAAGAGTTTGTGGAGAGATTTGGTCCGCCGATAGCTGTAGTATTTGGCACAATAGTAAGCGTACTAGGTACTTTTCTTGCCGTTGCCGCTGACGTGATTGGCGCTGTAATTACGGTGCTTAAAGGCCTTATCCAATTTATCACGGGTGTCCTTACAGGAGACTGGTCCAAGGCATGGGAAGGGATAGTAAACATATTCAAGGGAATCTTTGAAGGAATTGGCGGTATTGTACACGGCGTGGTGAACATCGTTATTGATCTCATTAATGGGATGATACAAGCTGTAACCGTCGGGCTAAACTACGTCATTGATAAACTGAACTCGATCCAGATATCTATTCCAGATTGGGTTCCGGATATTGGCGGCAGAACCTTTGGAATTAATATAGATAAAATCACAGCCCCAACAATCCCTAAACTTGCAAAAGGCGGCATTACAAATGGCCCGACATTGGCTATGATTGGAGACAATCCTGGAGGTCGGGAAGTTGTTTCTCCTCTTGACGATCTTACAAACATGATAGCCAGTGCTGTGGGCAGTGCCATGATGGGGGCGATGCAGTTTTCCGGAGCCGAACCTGAAAGAGGAGACGGGGATATTATCATAAACCTTAATGACCGAGAATTGGCCAGGGCCTCTTTAAAATCGCTGAACAAAGAAGCTACACTACTTGGATATAAACCGATTCTACAGACCATATAAGGAGGGGAGAAAATGTTAAAAATAAAAGGAATAGATATGCCAACTCCTTCCGAGCTGAAGGTTGGTATTCAAGACCTTTCTAAGGCAGAAAGAGCCGCTAATGGGCAGATGTTTATTGAGCGGGTTGCCACCAAACGAAAACTGGAGCCGACCTGGCAGTATCTATCTAATGACGATCTAAGTAGGTTATTTCAAGCCGTTTCGGGTGTGTTTTTTCAGGTAGAATACATAGACCCTCAGGATAATGCAAAAAAGACGGGAACCTTTTATGCAGGAGACCGAAAGGCCGGGGCGTTGGATTATCGCAACGGTGTTATACGATATAAAGATATTTCCGTAAGCCTGGTGGAGAGGTGATTACATGCAGTCATTAAGTCAAAACCCATACAGCCCCGAAAGATGGTCAAATATCAAGGTTAGCTTTGAGCTGGTTGACGTTGATGCGGCGGAGAATGCAGCCGCTTCCGTCACGAGTGAAGCGGCAATATCGGAGCTTGCGCAGACCCATGATCGAGTAGATGGTATGGACAAAAGGCTAGCATCACTTGAACATAATTACTTCGTCCTGGATGGTTCGTATATTCTACCTGATGAAAGGGATAACGGACAGGTTGGATGGTGGAGCGGAGAAATGTCAGAAGCTGATGGCACTTTCACTAACCCACAAGTATTGGAATTTAATTTTACTTCGGGCCAATCCTCCATCGGTTTTACCATAGTGTTCGATGATAAGGCATATCAGTACGCATCAGATTTTTCCGTAGAAGCTTACGACGGCGACGGCGTGCTCCTGGGTGAGGACGTTGTAGCAGGAAACAACCAGACTGTGTATATTTCTGATACTCCGGTAGATGGATACAGAAAAGTTAAGCTTACCTTCTTAAAAACCCCTATTCCATATCGCCGAGTACGAATCGCAGAAGTGGTCTTTGGTATAGTGCAGATGTTTGACGACACCAATACAACGGAGCTGAATCTTCTGTATGAGATTTCTCCGTGGATGGAGAATATCCCAACTAATGAACTTTCTATAACTGTAGAAAACCTTGATCGGCGCTACAACATGATTAACCCTCAGGGAATCTATAAGTATCTGCAAGAGGGTCAAGCACTGGATATCGCAATAGGTGTCGGTGAGACCCAGTATTCAATTGAACAGGTCAACATGGGGAGAGTTTACTATACCTCCTCCAGTGCCGAAGATAAATCTATGACGGCAAAGCTATTGGCCCACGACTGGTTCTATTTCATGGAGGGTATCTGTCGAATTGGAACTACCGGGACCTGGGTAGTTGCTGAGGCGGTTGCGGCGGTAATTGTAGATAGCGAACTGCCAATTATGACTAATATTCCAGCCCCCGTGGGAGCAAGAATCATAGGCAGGTGCATCCCACCTGATGTCACGCATAAAGAGGCTATTCGGCTAATTGCCCAGGCAGCTGGAGCGGTCTGCTTTTTCAATCGAGAGGATGAACTGGAATTTGTAGAGCTCGCACTAAGTACTACAGCGGATACCTTAGATAATAGCAAGCTTACCGAGCCCGCCAAGGTGTCGGTAGCGGACCGTATAAACAAGGTGGAGGTTACTTCTCGGGATGAATACGCTGATATAGAGGCGATTTACACCGCCTCAAACAAGGAGGCGGGGGAAGTGGACAAAGTACAGACTGTCAACAATCCGCTTGTAATTAGTTCCGATACGGCAGAATGGATTTTGGACGTTTTACAGAAGCGAATTACTTACAGCCTTCCAGAGAGGGGCAACCCGGCTCGGGAGGTAGGAGATACCGTCAAGATTTATGATGCTTATAACGAGAATCGAAATGCCATTACAACCCAAGAAGAATTTTGGTATAGTGGGTACTTAAAGGCCAACACAGAAGCATGGGAGGGGATGTGATGCCGCTGATACAACCAATTACAAATCGTACCTTGGCAGACGTCATCTATGCCGATGCCAGGCCGGACAATCAGGAAGCAAGCAAGGGAGCTCTAAATTATACGGACCTAAATCGCATTGAGAGCAACTGCGCCTATCTGGCCGGGCAGCTCAATACCTACGGGTATAGCATTGACATAACAGTCAAAACCGACTGGATTATGCAGGACTTTCCATACCAGGGGCAGATAGACCGAATCCGGCACAATGTGGATGCCTTGCTCGACGCCCTTTATCGTCTGCCGGATAGCCCGCAAATTCGATACTGGAATAGCCTGGATTGGAATGATATAAATAGCTTAGAGCAGAACCTTAAAAATATAGATACATTGCTACAGCGCATGGCCGCTGTTTTTTTACGCTGCGGCGACGCTCATGGAGGTGACAGATAAATGAAAGACGGAATTATAAAGGGGGAAGGGACTAGTAGGCTCCTAAAGGCTCCGGCGACGATACCCACGACTTTTGCGGAGTTCCGGACCGCTTTAATCAACGGGATGTTGCCGATAGACCTTTTATATAACGCTATCGGCTGGGACGTAGAAGGAACGGCTCTTAATAAGGCTAACCTGCTCACAGACACCGTGGCGGACGCCCTTGGTCTGGAGAGCGATGAACCTACAGTAAACGAAGCCATAAACGCACTGCTGGCCGTGGCGACTTCGGCGCGAAACGGTCTCATGTCCGCTACAGATAAGGTTAAACTGGATGGGGTGGAGGATGAGGCGAACAACTACAGCCATCCAACCAGTCCGGGCAATCGGCATATCCCGACTGGAGGCACGGTGGGACAGATACTGCAAAATACAGCGGGTGGTACGGCGACATGGCAGGATTTAGAAGCAGTAAAAACTAAGGTTTCTGAAGCTGTCCGCACTCTCTACGGCCTGACAGTGGGGGATGCCAATGTAGAGAAAGCACTTCAGGTCTCGATGAATCTGATAAATGTATTGAACAGCATTAGCTATAAGTACGAAACATTTACTTCTAACAGCGCGTTTACAGTACCTGCTGGGGTTACTAGCGTTTACCTAGTAGGCTGTGCTGCGGGCGCAGATGGCAATAGAGTGTCAAGAGCGTTAGCCGGGGAACCCTGTATGTTTGAAAAGTATACAGTAACCCCAGGACAGTCGATTCCCGTAACCGTAGGAGCCGGAAATACCGTATTTGGGGTACTTAGGACACTGCTTGCAGGTAGTCGTGATTTGAGCAGCAATATTTCATTTGGCTCGACCATCCTTGGACTGGATGGAGTTCGAGGCGTGGGGACTGAAGCCACACCTCCAGCAAAACCAGTTGGGTTTGAAAATGTGGCGGCAGGCGGAATTTTTAAACTCAACTACCCCCATTTTTTTAGAGGCCTGGATTTCAAAATAGGAACGGCTTTGGGTGGGGCTGGAGGAACCTCTGTTGACAGATACCCTGGATACGGTGGAGTTTTTGGGATGGGAGGGAGTGTCGGAGGCTATAGTGGGTTTGGAGGTGCAAATGCAGGCGGCTTCGGTGCGGGAGGAGGAAGCGTATCGGCGGCAGGCTCAGCGACTGGCAAAGGCAGTCCGGGATTTTTGATAGTTTTATACTAAGGAGGAACAGCATGTTTGCGCAAGTATTGAACCACAATCATATCGTATCGCTAATAGGTGGTGCAGAAATGGGCTTACCCATTAAAGATGAAAGGGTAAGCTGTATAGACATTGGGGAGAATCCACAAGGGGTACAAACGGGTATGCTTTACGACCCACAGCAAAAAAGTTTTAAATGGGACATTACCGAATTAAGCTTAGAAGAACGGCATGATGCGCTATCTATCCAGTATATCCATGAAAAGTATAGCTATGACGACGAAAATAAGATTATGCGGGAATACCTATCTGACATGGAAAACGAAACGTACAAGCAAGTGTTTGAGGCATACAATGCCTATGTGCTTAAATGCAAGCAAAAGGCCTATAAAGAAGTTTATGGAGAGGAAAAATAATCAGTTAAAATCACGCAATGAAGCGTGTTTTTTTAATACATTTTTTAAGCCGAAAGGCAGAAAGAGAGGTCATTATGACTAAGGAAGAAAGAGCAAAGCAGAAAGAGTTCACAAAGAAGTATGATGCAACTATCAGACAAATTGCGGTTGCAGAGAGCAAAGACATGAGTGTGGCTGAGGACATGCTTAAGTATGAGATCCGTGTGCGCCTAGGTATGCAGAAGAGAGAAGACATCTACAAAGGCATTCCAGAAGTTTTCAACTGGAAGACGGCAGAAGCAGACTACATGGAACTGATCAAGAAGTAGGAATGATAGGGGCCTTCGGGCTCCCTGTTGTTAAAGTATAAATCTTAATTGTATAATAGAAAAATATGTAAAAACAGAATTGAAATAAATGTGGAAACATGAAACAATATTGTTAAAATATACAATAAAGAAAGAAGGAAACAATATGAGACGATTTATAGCAATTTTAATGACATTGTGTATGGTACTAGGCATGTCGAGTGTGAGTGCTTGGGCGGCAGAAGCGGAAGGATGGCAGACTAAAATGATGATGCCCACATCTCCATATCGATTTGACACTTGTGTAGTAGGAGATCGCATTTTTGTTCTAAGTGGAGAAAAGAGTAATTTGGTTACAATTTATAACACTAAAACCGACACGTGGAAAATGGGAACTCCCATGCCTGAAATACCAGACTCCACTATGGCTGTTGCCGTAGGAAATAAAGTATATGCTATATGCAGGAATACTGCTCTTGGTGGCTTTATGCAAATATATGATCTATCTACAAATACATGGACAGTTGAGAAGAATATGTCTAACTTAAAAGAAGGTATGGGCGTGGCTGTTATTGGAGATAATTTATATATGCCTACTTGGAATTATTTAGATTCCACAACAAATATGTCAATATATGATACGGTATCAAAAACGTGGATAAGCAGTGAGAAAAAAACTCCTATAAAAACTGCCATGTATGCGGTGTGTACACAGGGGACAAACATTTATTTGGTTGGGGGAAGTGATGATAGTCGTGCGTTGCAAGTGTACGATTCAACGGCAGATACATGGAAAGTTTTAAAAAGCATGCCAACGGCCAGGAAGTATTTAACTGCTGTTGTGGTAGATAATAAAATTTATGCAATGGGGGGAGAGCTTAAAGGTGTTACTAATGTGGTGGAGGTTTATGATATAGGACAAGACAGTTGGAGTAAGGGGGTACCCATGCTTATAGAGAGACATAGTTTCTCGTCAGAAGCAGTTAATGGAAAGATTTATGCAATAGGGGGGAAGGGAACCTCTGGAAGTTTAAATTCAATAGAAGCTCTTCAAGTAGGAAACCCAGATAGTGAAACATCTAATAAATTATCCGTATTATTAAACACCACCGAAAACGTCCAGCTCAGCACAGCTTTTGACTTAGCCAACAACCAGAACTTCACCTGGTCGTCTACCAACGATGCTGTAGCCACAGTGGACAGTAATGGCAAAGTAACCGCTGTCAGTGCTGGCGATACAGATATTTATGCTGAGAACGCAGATGGCACTTTTAAGGAGTATATCCCTGTGAAAGTGGTAGAAGGAATTGCAGATGAATTACGTCTGGCGGTTCACTTAAAAGCGGGAGAGAAAGCAAAGCTATATCTGACAGACGACCCCAGTCTAGTAACCTGGAGTTCTATGGATGAAAGCATTGCGACAGTGTCTGCTGAGGGGCAAGTTACAGGTGTAAAGAAAGGTCTAGCTATCGTTAAAGCAGAGCTAGAGGGTGAGACTTATCAAATCTATGTACGTGTAAATGGATAATTTATAAAACAGTCAGAGCCACGGAGCAATCCGTGGTTTTCTTGTATCCAGAATTTTTATTATAACTGAAAACCGGGCACGCGCATGCGTGTCTTTTTATATGCCTTTAAGCTAAAGGCGGAAAGGAAAAGAATTATGCAGCTACAACATCTACCATATACCCCTCTGCGCATCACATCCGGATTCGGCCCGAGAAAGACCAACATTGCCGGAGCATCTACCGACCATATGGGTGTGGACATAGGGACGGACAAAAGCAAGCCATACACGGCTACAGACGGCGGACCGGTGACGGCTGCTCTGCCCGGGACCGTAGTCAGCAGTTACTACAATAACTTGCGGGGTTGGGTGGTCCTCCTGGACCACGGCACCATAGAAGGCCAAAACATAAAAACCTTATACCAGCACCTAAAGCAAGCCGGAAGTGCCGTGGGAACAAAAGTAAAAGCTGGGGACCGTATCGGCACCATGGGCAACACCGGCGTGGGCGCCCAGCTCCATTTGCACTTTGAGTTGCGGGTTAATAACACTTGCGTAGACCCAGAGCCGTATTTGAAAAACATCAAGGAGGTAAAAACCATGGAAAATATCACATTAGATGAAGCGAAGAGAATTGTCAAAGAAAAAGCAGGTTTGGATGACAACACCATCCAGTACCTGCTTTTCTATAAGTACGGCGAAACGCTGGTGAAGAAGATTGCCGTAGCGGTGCAGTAGGGAGGCCATATGAGCACAGAATTTTGGACTGGGCTGCTCATCAGCCTGGTGTCTTACGGGGTAACCTTTGGGGCCTTTTACGGTACTGTTATGACAAAACTGAATGTCCTGGAAAAGAAGCAGGATATTCATAATGGGCTAATGGAACGGATGGTGGTAGTGGAGCAGTCCACGAAATCCGCTCATCATAGAATAGACGAATTTAAGGAGGAACATATCCATGAAAATTAACTGGAAATTGCGATTAAAAAATAAGACTACACTGTTGTCTCTGCTGGCATGCCTGGCAGCATTTATCTACCAGGTTCTGGGAATCTTGGGCATCACGGCGCCCATCTCAGAAGAGCAAGTGACACAGGTTTTCGGCCTGATTGTTAATCTGCTGGGGGCTATCGGTATCATGGTGGACCCGACCACCTCCGGGACTGGTGACAGCTCCAGGGCGCTGGAGTATAAAGAACCAAATTAAAAAAAGTACATGTAGCCGCCTTAGTAGGACGGCTTTTTTATTTGTGTAATCGAGCCTTGTCGAAATAATTAACCGCATATAGTGTCAAATAGTGGTACAATATGGTAAAAGTATATTCTAAGGAGGAGATTATGAAAAGGAAATTACTATCAACAATTTTGGCAATTGCAGTCTTTGCAGCTTCCGCTTCTATGGCCTTTGCCGGAAATATAGGAGTCAACATTAACGGCGTAAAAGTTGATTTTACCAATGACACTGGAGCTGCGTTTGTGGATAATGCAAATCGTACGCAGGTACCACTAAGGGTGACAATGGAGGGTTACGGATGCCAAGTAAGCTGGGATCAAGAAACTCAAACGGCCATAGTTACAAAGGACAGTAATAAAGTTGAGGTGCCTATTAACCAAAATTACATCATAGTTAATGGGAACAAACAGGATATTGATACTGCCGCACAAGTTGTTAACAGCCGTACATATTTACCAATCAGAGCAGTATTAGAGGCTTTCGGAGCTAGCGTAAGCTGGGACCAGACTGCTCAGACGGTAGTTATAAAAACAAATACTGAAGGTACTGTACCTGCTACCCATGTTGAAAAAAACACCGCTACCCCATCGGTAACACAAGCTGAGGCAGCCTATGTTGGCAATAACGGTACAAAAAAATATCATAAATTAGATTGTAGATATGTAAACAGCATCAAGGCAGAGAATGTAGCTTATTTTAAAACAAAGTTGGATGCAACTGCTGTTGGGTATGAGGCGTGCAAAGTTTGTAATCCGTGATTATTTGCATTTGAAAGTATCAAATTATTATATTTAGCAATAATGTTCTTGAGTGATATAGAATGTTAGTTTATAATCGTGTTACAAACTGTGCAATCCTCATGCACTAAACTTCAAAAATACCGGGCATTAAACCCGGTATTTTGTATTATAGTCAGATGCTGTGTGGAGGACCCGACGGGGAACTAGGAGCCACGCTCAGATACTTATCACAGCGCTATACCATGCCATACAAAGAGTGCATCGGTATATTAACCGACATCGGTACAGAGGAAATCGGCCACTTTGAAATGATTGCAACTATCGTACATCAACTGACCAGGGGACTGACTATTGAACAGATTAAAGCGGCGGGCTTTGGTGATTACTTTGTAGACCACACTACAGGCATTTATACAGTGTCTGCAGCAGGGGTTCCTTTTGATGCCACCTGTTTTGCCTCAAAAGGAGACGCAATCACAGACTTGATGGAAGATATGGCAGCAGAGCAGAAAGCGAGAACTACTTATGACAACATCCTGCGGTTAGCCGACGACCCGGATGTCATTGAACCAATTAAGTTTTTAAGAGCTCGAGAAGTCGTTCATTTCCAGCGTTTTGGCGAAGCTCTGCGGGTTGTTCAGGATAACTTGAACAGCCGGAATTTCTATGCCTTCAACCCAGAATTTGATCGCTGCTAATAGGCAGCTTGAAACTAGACAAAAAAGAGGAAGCTTGGAGCAGCTTCCTCTTTTCTTATAAAATATGTAAAATTTCATTTGTTACCGTGCCTCAATCGTCTCTGCGAATGGGAAATTCCATGCCCAATTTTCGTTCATAATGGCTCATGCTAGCCCGGACAAATTCTTCATCCAGGTCCAGAAACTCCGCCACATCAGAGGGGGTACGGCAGCCAGCGTTAGCGGCTCGTTCAAAATGTTCGAAAGGAAGGAGCTTATCAATCGCCCAAGCCCGCGCTTTGTGCTCCTGCTTTACGTTTGAGGTATCGCTTTGGTCTAAAATATTTCCCACTGTAGTATAATAGTGGCCCAATTCCTCGGCTAGAACGCAAAGTTTTTCCCGATTGTTTATCTTATAATTAATAGCAATTTTAGCTCCTTTACACAACCCCTTCGCATTGGAACTAAAATGCTTTTCCTGAACCTGAATTCCTGCGAATTCTGCTTCTTTCATTAGATCTTCATATGTCAAAGACATCAACCCCTTAAATCATTCATCAACACTATAAATCTTCTAAGTCCTGCATCATCAGAGCAATCTGCTCTGGAGACATATCGTCATTGTGAGCGGCAATCGGCATCAGATGATCTACCGCTTTTTCTTCCTTTTCTAAATCGAGAACTTTTCTCGAATAGGTGACGATTTTTTGCTTCCCATCTGGGGAACATCGGGCATAGGTGCTCAACAAGTCCTTTGCGCCGGCAGATAGTTTGACCGGTTGCTTAAAGGAAGAAATTCGATCTCTGGGTACATCATAGCCCATGAGCCAAGCTTCATTTACGTTCAGTGCCATGCCCAATACGGCCAGCTTATCCTGATTGGGCTCCACTTTCCCCGACACATACTGGCTGATATCGGATTTATTCATTTTTACCTTATATTTCTCGCAATAAGGCATGGCCATATTTAAAATATCGATTTGGCGCAGGTTTCTCTCCTCCATCATCATTTTTAACCGCATAGAAGTATTTTCTTTTTTCATGTTGTCACCGCCTTTAATCAAAATATAGCATATATTGAACAAAAGTTCAATATAAAAAACAAAAAGTTAAAAAAATTGAATTTTATCTTGACAAAAGGATAAGCACCCTGTAAGATAGAGATAGTTCAAAACATTTAACCGAAGAAGGGAAGTCATTTGGTGTTTGATTACAGGAAATTGAGGAAAGAGATTGCTAACAAGTTTAAGACACAAGCAGCCTTTGCCCAGGCAATGGAATGGTCGGAAAGAACGTTATCGTTAAAATTAAACGGCAAAAGGTTTTGGAAACAGCCGGAAATATGTAAAGCGATACATATATTAGAAGTACCTGCGGAATCCATCCAAGAATATTTTTTTACATATTATGTTCAAAATATTGAACTAAAATCAGAAGTGGAAAAGGATTCCATTCTTGCTTCGGCTAATCAAGAGGTTCAATAAAACGGCCAAAGATATTTTCTTCTATTTCGCCCTGAGCAAGGCGTTAAAAGGCTTGCTCTATGGCCCAGGATTGGCCCCGATGCAGGGGTACGTGCAGGAAAGGAGGTGTTTCAATGTTAAATCAAATAATCGAGGGCATAACAGTTCAACTGCAGTCGGCCTTCGGCGAAAACGTGACTGTCTACAGTGAAGAGAATCAGCAGGAGCTTTTGAAGCCTTGTTTCCTCATTTCCCTGCTTCGTGCAGCCCAGAAGCCTTTTCCGGGAAATCGGTATCACCGGGAGTATTCAATGGATATTCAATACTTTCCAGGAGAGGGACAAGCACCAAATCACGATATGAATCAGATCGCTGAAAAGCTTCTAGACGTTCTAGAGTATGTGCAGACAGAGGCTGGACAAATCCGTGGCACAAACATGAGCTGTGAGAAGCGTGCCGAAGGTCTCCACTTTTTGGTCAATTATGACCTGTATGTCCGCAAGGAACGGACAAGAGAGGAGGCGATGGGTGAATTCGTTATTGCAAGCGGGATAAAGGAGGAATAAACCGATGAAAGAAAAAAAGACAGACAAAAGTGCTGGGGATAAGGCGGCGGCTTTTGCAAAGAATCAGCTCCTAGGTTCAACAAAATATGTCCACAGGCGAGATTTATTAAACGCTTTGCTGAAAGAGGACAAAACGTACACTTTGGAGCAGGTGGATGGACTGATTCAGAAATTTATGGAAGGAAAGGTGAAATAATATGGCGTTAGGCGGAGGAAATTTTACAACTCAAAACAAAGGACTGCCAGGTGCATACATTAATTTTGTATCAGCAGCCAGAGCAGATGCGCAGCTTTCAGAGCGGGGGTATGTGGCCATGGCCCTAGAACTGGAATGGGGGCCAGATGGCGAGGTATTTACGGTAGAAGCCGCAGAAGTGCAGAAGAATGCACAGAAAATTTTTGGTTACGGGTATACCCATGAAAAAATGAAGGGAATCCGAGATTTGTTTCGGAATGCCAAAACACTTTATGCGTATCGGCTGAACAGTGGTGTAAAGGCAGAGAATACCTATGCTACGGCCAAATACACAGGGACTCGGGGCAATGATATTAAAATTGTCATTGCAGCTAATGTGGATGACACCGGAAGCTTTGACGTAAAGACCCTGGTGGATAATGTTCTGGTAGATTCTCAGACGGTAAGGACTGCTACTGATCTGCTGAGCAATGATTATGTAGACTTTAAAAGTGATGGGACGCTGGAAGCTACCGCAGGAATTGGCTTGACAGGAGGCAGCAACAAGACGGCCATAACTGGTACCGATTACCAGGGATTCCTAGATAAGATTGAAAGTTACAGCTTCAATACGCTGGGCTGTCTGGCGACAGAAAGTGCGATTTGCGAGTTATTTACAGCCTTTACCCGTCGTCTCAGAGATGAGAATGGCATGAAGTTCCAGACAGTTCTTTATCGGACTGCTGCTGACTACGAAGGAGTCATCTCCGTGGAAAATGCGGTGTCAGATTCAGGATGGCCGGCTTCGGCAGCGGTGTATTGGACAGCAGGAGCGGAAGCTGGCTGCGCCATTAATAAGACCAACACTAACAAGCTCTACGATGGTGAATTCAGCCTGAATGTAGGCTATAGCCAGATTCAGCTGACGGAAGGTGTAAAAGCTGGGCAATTTATGTTCCACAAAGTGGGGGACAAGGTTCGGGTGCTAGAAGACCTGAATACCTTTGTCAGCTTTATGGAGGAAAAAAATTCAGATTTTGCCAGCAACCAGACTATACGGGTTCTGGATCAGATCGGCAACGATATGGCCGTTTTATTCAACGGCAAGTATTTAGGCAACATTCCCAATGACGAATCAGGACGAATCAGTTTCTGGAATGATATTGTTAAGCATCACCAGGAACTGCAAAAGCTTCGGGCTATTGAGGAATTTTCAGCCAGTGATGTGGTGGTGGAAAAAGGCCAGGATAGAAAAGCCGTATTTGTTACGGACCGAGTAATGCCAACAAACGCCATGACCCAGCTTTATATGGTTACGGTTATTCAGTAGAAATAGAAAGGAAGGATAGTCTATGTTAAATCATCAGATCATGAATGCAGAAGATGCAGTAAGCGGCTCCCTGGCGGAGTGCTACATCACTATCGACGGAAACCGATATAACTTCATGCAGTTATATAAGTTTGAATCCAAAGTGGAGAAGACCATCTCCGAAGTGCCTATTCTAGGCAGAACCGGTAAGGGCCACAAGGCCACCGGCTGGAAAGGAACTTGGACTGGCACGGCCCATTATAATCAGTCTATTATGAGAGAATTACTGCTGACATACAAGGAAAAGGGACTAGATGTACCTTTTGATATCCAGGTTACGAATGAGGATGAGACCTCATCCATCGGCAGACAAACTATTATCCATAAGAATTGTCTGACCTCCGGGGGCATCCTGGCTAAATACGATGCCGATGCGGAATACCTGGATGAAGATATCGAAGGAACCTTTGACGATTTTGAAATGCCAGAAAAGTTCAATTTATTGAACGGCATGCGTTAAATGGGTAAACCATATCTGTGAAATAGAGGATTACATTATATAACTTGTCGAGAGCGGACAACGCAAAGGGCGTGTCTCTTTCTGCCCGCTCCGATTTAACCCCCATCAGTAAAGGAGAATATAAACATGAGTAATTTAAATGCTTTTTTAAACCAGCACGCAAACCGTCCGCAGCACACAAGCTTTGCTGTTTCCCCACGCTTTGTAGATGAAGAGGGGCAGCCTGTAAAGTGGGAGCTGCGAAGTCTGACACAAAGTGAAAGCCAAAAACTGAAAAAGGAATGCACAAAAAGAGTTCAGGTACCTGGAAAGAAAGGGATTTTCACTTCGGAAACAGACATTGATGATCTGCTTTGCAAGATGGCAGTCGCTTGTACGGTTTTTCCAAATCTGAATGATGTGACGCTGCAAGACAGTTATCAGGTCATGGGAGCAGAAAATCTTTTGCAGGAGATGCTGCTGCCGGGAGAATATGGCAATTTCATGGAAAAACTCCAGGAGATCAATGGCTTTGATATCTCTATGGAAGATAAGGTAGAAGAAGCAAAAAACTAATCAAGGAGGGCGACTATGAGGCCAACATGGCTTATTACGTCCTCCACAAGTTCCACATCCTGCCCGGCGATTTTATGGCCTTGTCGGATGAAGAGCGAGCTTTTGTCTATGCAGCTATCAACGTCCGCCTGGAAGAAGAAAAGAGACAGGCTGCAAAGATGAAAAAGAAATGAGGTGAGAAGATTGACGACTATAAACGCATCAATCCAAATGACACAAAATATGTCGGCAGCTATGCAGTCCATTCATGGCAGTACAAATTCGGCCATAAGCAGCTTTGCAAGTCTGCAATCGGCTATTTCCCAGGCCAATATTCAAATGGAGATCGCAGTCGACAAACAAGAGGATTTTCAGAAAGAGACTGCTGGAAGTATAAAAGGGATGACGTTATTAAAAAATGCCATGAGTGGGCTTGGTGTAAGCTTAGATATTCAAAAAGTGCTCCAGCTTTCTGATGCCATGGCACAAACTAAGGCCCGTTTAAGCCTAATGAATAAAGATGAATCATCCACAGGGGAGCTGCAAAGTAAAATATTTGATTCAGCTAATCGAAGTGGGAATTCCTATGCGAACACGGCCAACGCGGTAACCGATTTGGGACTCAATGCCGGAGATTCTTTTCAGAGCAACGATGCGGTAATTGCTTTCGTTGAGCAGGTTAATAAGCAGCTTGCCTTAGGCGGAACAGCCGCGGATCAGCAGTCCAATGCCATGGCCCAGTTGTCTCAGGCTATGGCGGGAGGAGTTCTCCAGGGCGAGGCCTTGAATACCGTTCTAGATGCTGCACCAGGCATAGGACGGAGCATCGAGGAATCCATGGGCTGGGCAGAGGGTTCCATCCGTTCTTATGCAGAACAAGGTGCGGTGACCTCCCAAGTTGTAAGAGATTCCATGTTTGCCATGCAGGGAGCGACCAATGCTGCATTTAATGATATGGGCATGACCTGGCAGCAGGTGGGGAATGTCATGTCTAATAAACTGCTACAGATGTCTACACCTTTATTGGCATTTATCAATACCCTAGCAAAAAATTGGAGTATTTTAGAACCTATTGTAGTAGGCGTACTTGGTGCTCTGGCATTGTATAAAGGGGCGGTACTAGCATCAGCGGCAGCAACAGCATTTGCTAGTTTTCATACTGCCCTACTTAACATATTGACTGGAGGAACATCTTTGCGGGTGGCACTTGCCAATTGGGCTTTAAAAAAACAAGCGGTGGCGACAACAGAGGCGGCTGTGGCTCAATGGGGCCTTAACGCAGCGTTACTGGCCTCTCCCCTTACCTGGATTGTCGGTATATTACTCGTGGTAATAGTAACACTTTATGCAGTAGTAGCGTGGATTAACAAAACAAAAGATACAACTATCTCAGCTACAGGACTAATTGTGGGGGCCTTCTTTGCTTTAGGTGCTATTATTTATAACATAATTGTCGGAGTTATTAATGCGATTATGCAGATCGCATGGACTCGCTTTGCTGAACCATGGATTGGAATAATAGAGTGGGTATTAAATGTGTTTAATGGCGGATTTAACAGCTTTGGAGACGCCGTTAAAAACCTACTTGGAAATATTATTTCTTGGTTTTTATCTCTTGGGAAAGTGGCTACTAAGATTATAGACGCTATTTTTGGAACAAATTGGACAGAAGGTCTTAATGCCTTGCAAGACAAAGTTCTTAAGTGGGGAAAAAATGATAAGGCAATCACTTTGAACCGGACTGCACCGACTATAAACTCCCGATTAGGCGTAAAGAATTCATTTAACACAGGCTATGGTATGGGAGAAAATGGTGGAGATGTGCTCAAAGGTATGTTTGATCCTAGGGCACTTGATAATTTTAATCCAAATGGTGAGGAAACTGCTGCTAATGTGGCAGGCATCGCAGGCAACACCGGCAGTATGGCCGATTCCATGTCTGTCTCTGAGGAAGACATGACTTATCTGCGAGACATTGCAGAGCGGGAAGCCATCAACCGCTTCACTACGGCGGAAATCAAAGTAGAGATGGCCAACAGTTTCGGTGACGTTCGAGAGACCGCTGATGTAGACGGTATCATCAGTTATCTGGCATATAAAATAGAGGAACAGATGGCCGTATCCGCGGAAGGGGTGTATATATAATGGCTTATGAAATGCGTTTAAACGGAATGCTGCTGCCGGTGACCCCGGAGAAATTGCAGCGAAAAGTTAAAAACCAAAATGAGACGGTTACCTTGATTGATGGAAGCGAGGTAAATTTGCTAAAAGCTCCTGGACTAATGGAGATTGAGTTAGAGGCTTTGCTGCCGCAGACAATGTATCCTTTTGCTATATATCCCGATGGATTCCAACCTGCCGAATACTACCTGGATGAACTAAAACGGCTCAAGGATGACAAAAAGGCATTTACGTTCACTGTGACTAGAGAGAGCCCTTCAGGGCAGAAGCTGTTTTATACCGAAATGGAAGTCTCCTTAGAGGATTACACTATAGCGGAATCTGCCGACAACGGGCAAGATGTAATGGTGTCCATAACGCTGAAAGAATATAGGCCTTATGGCACAAAGCGGCCTCCTGTAGTTTCTGTCGACCCTCAGGGTGTTACGACTATTTCCGTCGTAGAATCTCGTCCAGCTAAAGAACCTGCGGCATCTTACACGGTAAAAGCCGGGGATAAACTGTGGGATATATGTAAAGTCCACCTGGGCGATGGGAGGCGGTATTCAGAAATTGCCAAATTAAATGGTATCTCTAACCCCAATTTAATTTTCGCAGGGCAGGTGATTCGTCTTGGCTGACATTCGGCTTTATATAACAAATAACGGAATTATTTATGAACCAGTTGTGGAAGGGGAGATCACGTGGGAAACCGAGCGGTTTGGATCCCCTGGGATACTGTCCTTTACGGTACTGAAAGATTCTGTTATCAATTTCCAGGAGGGCAATTTGGTGCAGTTATATGTAGGCGATGTGAAAACCTTTTATGGCTTTGTTTTTACCAAAAAGAGGTCTACGAGTAAAGCAGGCGCCATCAATGTGACAGCTTACGACCAACTGCGATATTTGAAGAATAAAGATGCCTATATTTATCCAGAGGCTATGACGGCTACTCAATTGATAAGGGCCTTGGCACATACTTATCGGCTTCAAGCTGGGGAGCTGGAAGATACGGGGTTCATCATTCCCAGAAGAGTGGAAAGTAACCAGACCCTCTTTGACACGATACAGACGGCGCTGGATGAAACATTGATGAGCACTAGACAGCTCCATGTGCTTTACGACGACTTCGGTAAGCTGACTCTGCGAAATCTTGAAACCATGAAGCTGCCAATTCTTATCGCTCCGGGAACGGCAAGTGATTTCGATTATTCCACCAGCATCGATTCTGGCACCTACAATCAAGTTAAGCTTTATTACGATAATCAAGATACACACAAAAGAGAGGGTATGGTCGACTTTGATCCAGTGAATATTGAAAAATGGGGTGTCCTGCAGCTGTGTGAGAGCGTTCAAAACAAGGGCAGTATCCAACAGAAAGTGAAAGATTTGTTAAAGTTTTACAACATGAAGACTCGCAGCTTGTCTGTGAAGAAAGCGTTTGGTGACATTCGAGTTCGAGGAGGTTCTGGGGTAATGGTAAGTCTGAACCTGGGAGATATCAAAGTCAACACGTACATGCTGGTGGAGAAGGTTAAACACACTATAACGGAAGAAAGCCATTTTATGGACCTGACATTGAGAGGATGTGATGCATATGTCTAATTTAGTGCAATTGATTAAAAAAGCCTCCCTGGAAGCAGGAGAGGCGGCCGGACCTATGACCGCAGGCTTTGGTAAGGTGGTCTCGGAGAGACCCTTGAAAATTCAAATTGATCAGAAAATCACATTGGATGGGGAATTCCTTCTGGTGCCAGAGAGTTTGACGGATCATCAGGTGAACATGGTCGTAGATCATCAGACTCAGCCTTCTGGAGGCTTTAGCCATGGCCATAGCGTGACTACAGATGGAGGAAGCGGCAGTGCTTCCCCTCATTCCCAGTCCAACCATGCCCACGAGTACAGCGGAACAAAGAGCTTTACGGTGCTAAATGGCTTGCGGACAGGAGACAAGGTTATTTTGCTCCGGGTCCAGGGGGGGCAAAAATATATTGTACTGGATAGAGAGGGGAGCGTATGATACCACAAATTGATACAGACCTGCAAAATGCTTTTGAACTGGCAGAGAGACAACCAAGCCGAACGTATCGGTTAGATCTGAAAAGTGGGCGAATCTTCGGCACGGTTGACCAGTTGGAAGCCATGAAACAGGCCATATATAAAATTTTGAACACGGAGCGCTACCAGTATGCAATCTATAGCTGGAATTACGGTGCAGAGTTGGCAGCCCTTATAGGTCAGCCAGCTACCTATGTCATGGCTCTGATAAACAGGCGAATTACCGAAGCTTTGACTCAAGATGATCGCATTACCGAAGTAGATAATTTCTCCTTTGTTCGAGATAAAAAGACGATTCAGGTATCCTTTACCGTTCATACCATATACGGTCGAATTGATGCCGAGAAAGAGGTGAACATCTAATGTATGAACAGATGACTTATGAATTGCTGCTACAGCGTATGCTGGACAGAGTGCCCTCTGATGTGGATAAGAGGGAAGGGAGCATCATTTATGATGCATTGGCTCCAGCGGCTGTAGAATTGCAAAATATGTATATTCAGCTGGAAGCTGTACTTAATGAGGGGTTTGCAGATACTCAGAGCCGGTCCTATTTGATTCGTAGAGCAGGGGAACGAGGGATTGTACCAGAAGCAGCGACCTTTGCCGTGCTCCGGGGGGTATTTAATAAAGATATTCCAATTGGCTCCCGTTTTAGTTTAGGAATCCTGACCTATACTGCCATAGAAAAAATGGCTGATGGCTCTTTTAAACTACAATGTGAGACAGCAGGTCAGGCCGGAAACCAGTTGGAAACATTGATTCCCATCGACTATATTGCTGATTTAACTAGAGCAGAAGCGACAGAGATTTTGGTTCCTGGGGAAGATGAAGAGACAACAGAAAAGCTGCGGGCCCGATATTATGCAAACTTGGATTCTAAATCCTTTGGAGGTAATATCCAGGATTACAAGGAAAAAGTCAACGCTTTGTCTGGAATAGGCGGGGTAAAGGTTTATCCCGTTTGGAATGGCGGGGGCACAGTCCGCCTGACAGTAATCAGTTCGGCTTATGAATCCCCCTCCAGTGTACTGGTAGATGAAGTGCAGGAGGCAGTGGATCCGGTGGGCCATACCGGAGAAGGGTATGGCCTTGCTCCCATCGGCCATCGAGTGACGGTGGGCGGAGTGAAGGAGACAGAGGTCCATATTTCTACCCATATCGTCTATCAAGAGGGCTGGAATTGGGAAGACGTAAAGGATTACGTTTTGTCAGCAATTGACCGCTATTTTATGGAGCTGGCTGGTCAGTGGTCAGAGGAAAAGAATCTGATTGTTCGAATCAGTCAGATTGAGACTAGGCTGCTAAATGTACCGGGAATCATTGATATAGCCGATACTACCATAAACGAACTTACTCAAAACCTAATCTTGGACAGCGACTGCATACCAAAGCGGGGTGATGTGATTGGATAGAAGAATCAACTTGATTGCTTATTTGCCGGAGATACTCCAGGACATAAGAGAATTTAAGACTGTAGCCGAAACAGAAAATTTAGAACTAAAACAGCTGCAAGCTGCACTGAACGCGGCATTAAATGATCTCTTTGTGGAGTCCAGCACGGAATACGGCGTAGCTCGCTGGGAAAAGATTTTGAAAATCAGTCCGAAGGGCACGAATTCCCTGGCAGAGCGGAAGTTTCGAATCCTAGCCAGATTGAATGAGCAGCTGCCATACAGCTACCGGATGCTGGCTCGGCAGTTGGCTACCTTATGCGGAGAAGAGGGGTACAGTCTAAAAGAAAATATTGAGACCTATCAGCTGATTGTCCGGGTAGCCTTGGCGGCTAAGAGCAACTTTGATGATGTACAAAAGCTTTTGGAACGGGTAGTTCCCTGCAATGTGGCTGTTGATTTGAGCCTGATTTATAACCAGTATCAAGTTTTAGAAGCATTTACCTATGGCCAACTGGAAGCTTATACCTATGAGCAAATGAGAGAGGAGCCTCTGAATGGGAATAAATTTAACGGATAATTACAAGTTAAAAAAGCCGGAAAAGAATGAGTTCTTTAATGTACAGCATCAAAATGACAACATGGATGTCATTGATGGGCAGTTGAAAGAAAATACAGAAGCGGTTTTAAAGAAGGTAGATCGCATCCAAGGCAAGGGACTGAGCACAGAAGACTTTACCACCGCTGAGAAGAACAAATTGGCGGGGGTGCCAACCAATGCTGGAGAAATGAAGATTTCTGAGGCGGTTAGGACGCTGTATGGGCTGACGGCGGCAGAAGGGAATGTGGATAAGGCGCTGAAAAAAATACCACCTAAAATGGAGGTGATACAGAGATTTACAACTTCACAGCTTTTTTTGATACCCTCAACTGTTACTAAAATTGATTTATACATGGTAGGCGGCGGACAAAATGGCGGGGACGGCGGGGAGGATACTAAAGGTTCATCAGGAAGCATAGCTTATGGTGGAAAAGGTGGTGATGGAGGGGCTATTTTGTATTTAACGAATCTTGTAGTAACCCCTAATACCACTGTAGCTATTGTAATCGGACAAGCAGGGTCTCCAAGCAGTTTTGATAAGTTCTCAACCGATGATTCTAGTTTTTTCTTCTCGAATCCGAATACACCTTCAACAAGTCTGTCCACTTTGTCAACGTACCCTAAAAACGTATTGGGTTTAAGGTGTTGCCCATTTGACGGTAAAATCTATGGAATTCCAGGAGCACCAGGGGGGTTTGCTAAATGGTACACTAAAACATATGGCGCTGGAAGTAATATAAGCTTATTCGGATTAAATAAAGTTGGCGGCAGTGGGACAATTGTCGCTGGAAAAGACCATACAAGCGGCGGAGGCGGTGCAAGTTACGAGAATAATGGTGGAAATGGATCAGAAATAAAAGGCGGCGATGGGGGAAATGCATCTCCAAACACTGGTCACGGCGGAGGCGGAGGCGGAGGCGCTACTGGTGGGGATAAATACGACGGAACTTTGTCAGGTCTAGGAGGAGTAGGTGGAAGCGGCATAGTAATAGTTAGATATTATAAATAAGGAGGTATATCATGGGAATATGTTTAATTAACAAATATACAGATATTTGTGAACGTATTGTAATATTTACAGATATGTCAGTGGCAGAAGAAATGTTTGGAGACACCTATATTTTAACGGAACAAGTGACCGGTTTCAATATAGGTGATATCTATCAAGATGGAACTTGGAGTAAGGTAGAGGTCTACCCAGAGGAAAAAGAAGCCAACAAAGAAGAGGATACGCTTATTATGATGATAGATCAGGAGTACAGAATAACCAAGTTAGAACTTGGAATATATGGAGAAAGAGGTGAAAATTCATATGATTTACAGAACCATAAAAAGAATGATCGAAAAGGGTTTAGCAGATGGTTTGGAAGAAAAGCTTGATGTTTTTTACGCTGCTGGAAAATTAACGGCAGAGGAATATGCCGAACTAACAGAACTTCTGAAATAAAATTTAGAGCTAAAAAACAGTTATATGTAAGAAGAACAGAAAGGAGGAACAGATAATATGGGAATAAATTTGACAGATAACTATGGGTTAAAAAAACCAGAAAAAAATGAATTTTTTGACGTACAACACCAGAACGACAACATGGACAGAATTGACGAACAAATGAAAAATAACGCTAATGCGATGTTAAAGAAGAACGGCAGTATACAAATGGACGGGCCGCTGAAGACCGTTGGTTCCACAACTACTATTCCAGCTAGTCAGATTGAAATGGGGAAGAATGCAATAATGACAAGGGACGGCAAGGTGGTATATCTTGCTGTAAATTGTTATCACGATGGAACAGACTGGAGGTATAAAGGTAATGGTAAAGCCCTGGTAGTTACGTTTGGGGTAGAATATGATTTTCCTATTATGAATGTTGCCGATATCGGTACCAAAGATGCCGTTATCAGTTTCCGTTACGTTAATATGCTTACCAACGAGACTGGGCTGCCTCTAACTGGTGGTACAGTAGCAGGTGATATTACGATTGACAAAAAGGGTGCATTGGGCAAAACTCTAATCATGAAAAATTCCGATGCCACCATTGATTATGGAACCCAGATTTACGACCATAATCAAGCAAATAGTTACGCAGCCCTTGTTTTAAATGCTAATTTGGAGTTGAATTCTAAAGCGGTGTTGTATGTAAGTGGAACCACATATAACCTATATGGGACACATAACATAATAGTTTCAACCATTTCTCCAAGCTCTGCACTTAACGACGGTGCGCAGCACCAAGTATATTGAGGTAAATGACTATGACAATATATAGAGGCGTAGGCGGTGTAAACCGTGAAATTAAACAGCAATTCAGAGGAGTAGGTGGAGTTAACCGTGAGATTAAAGAACAGTATCGTGGGGGTGGTGGGGTTAATCGGAAGGTCTTCAACGCTAAATCAGCGGTGGCCCTGTATTGGCAAGGTGACGAATGTAAAGAGATTACTGGTGGATGGGCAGCCTATTATGGAAAACCTTTTACTTTTACAAAGTTGACAGATCGAATGCATATAGAAAAAACTAGCTATGCCACCGGTAGCAGAGTGTGCACAGTCGGCACAGTTAATGTAACAGAGTTCAATAAACTTAAATGCACAGCTATTATAACACTTGCAGATCGTGTAGGGAACATAGGTTGTGGGATTCCTTCTGACCGAAATGGCGATGGATCAACGATAATTGTAGAGCATAAAATTCAAGGTACCAATTATGCTCTAGGTGATACTATAAATTTTGAGGTGAATATATCAGCCTATACAGGGTACCGGGCCATATGTTTTGGGCTTTTTGCAGCTGGTATGGATGTTTATAAAATATGGTTAGAATAGGGAGGAATAATTATGAAAATTAAATTAAACGACAACACACGATTAAATGTAATACTTGTAAATGGCAAGTCTACATATTTCCAAGGAGCAAACCGGGACAGCCTAGAGTTTGTTTTTAAGAAAGGGGACTACCCTTTTGACGAACTGGACGCACTGTTTGCTGATTCAGAAAAAGTAAAAAAAATTATCATACAATCTGACACGACTGCTACCGAGGCAGAAGGGAAGCCAGTGGAAACCCCAACGGAGCATATCTATGATGACTATTCCCTGAGGGTGGGCATGAAAATGGAGCCTGTAGTACTTTCTCCGGCTACGTCTACCACGCCAGAAATCACGGAAGAACGGGTCATGATTACCATGGCACAGCTGACGTTGATTGAAAGAAAGCTATCGGATATCGGGTTGTTATAACCAAAATCAAATAAAAAGGACAAGTCTCTGACGTGTACGAAGACTTGTCCTCTATCATAACATATAAATAGGGACCTTTGGGCCCCTGGTTTAAAAGGAGGGAAGCTACCATGCAGCTACAACATTTACCCTATACGCCGCTGCGCATCACATCTGGCTTCGGCCCTCGAAAAACGAACATTGCCGGAGCATCCACCTACCATCTAGGGGTGGACTTAGGTACGGATAAAAGCAAGCCTTATACGGCAACAGATGGAGGACCGGTTACCGCTGTCTTGCCCGGAACGGTTATAAGCAACTATTATAATGTTATCCGAGGCTGGGTGCTGCTGATTGATCATGGCACCATAGACGGTCAAAATATCAAGACCTTGTATCAGCATTTAAGACAGTCCGGCAGGCCTGTAGGGACTAAGGTTCTGGCAGGAGAAGTGATTGCCAACATGGGCAATACTGGCGTGGGCGCCCAGCTCCATTTGCACTTTGAGTTGCGGGTTAATAACACTTGCGTAGACCCAGAGCCGTATTTGAAAAACATCAAGGAGGTAAAAAACATGGGAAATATAACATTAGATCAAGCAAAGAAAATAGTAAAAGAAAAGGTGGGCGTGGATGACAACACGATTCAGTATCTGCTTTTCTATAAATACGGTGAAACGCTAATCAAAAAAATTGCTGTAGCTGTTCAGTAGGCAGTCTTATGAGTACAGAATTTTGGATTGGATTACTCATTAGCCTAGTGATCTACGGGGTGTCCTTTGGCACTTTTTACGGTACGGTTATGACAAAGTTGAATATACTGGAAAAGAAGCAGGATATTCACAACGGACTAATGGAGCGAATGGTAGTAGTGGAGCAGTCCACAAAATCCGCCCACCATCGTATAGATGAAATCAAGGAGGCATGTGAATTATGACGATTAATTGGAAGTTACGTTTGAAGAACAAGACCACGCTGTTGTCGCTGCTGGCCTGCCTGGCGGCTTTTGCTTATCAGGTAATGGGCATCTTAGGCATCACGGCGCCTATTTCTGAAGAGCAAGTGACCCAGGTCTTCGGCCTGATTGTCAATCTGCTGGGAGCTATAGGTATATTGGTGGATCCAACCACCACCGGCGTGTCCGATAGTCCTCGGGCACTGGCCTATCGAGAACCGAATTAAAAATTATAGCCGCTCTGGGAATACCAGGGCGGCTGTTTGACTGGAGATGGAACTATGAGACATGGTTCCATTTCTTTTTTGAATATCACCAATCCTGATACTATTTTTTCGGGTTGAAAAGAAACCGATAAAACGGTATAATTTTGTCAACAGAAGCAACGTTTTTCGGTTAAATTGAGGGCCTGTGGAATGTATGAAATTTTATGCTATTTTATCATATACAGCTTTTTAGGCTGGTGTACGGAAGTGGCTTATGCTGCGGTGAATTCGGGAAAATTTATTAACAGGGGCTTTTTAAACGGACCGGTGTGTCCGATTTATGGTTTTGGAGTCTTGCTGGTCATTAGCTGCTTGACGCCGTTGATGGACAATAAGATTCTTTTGTTTCTGGGTGCGGTTCTCCTGACGTCTACCTTGGAATGGCTCACGGGTTTTACCTTGGAAAAGGTCTTTCATGGAAAGTGGTGGGACTATTCCCAGGTGCCCTTTAACCTTAACGGGTATATCTGCTTGAAATTTTCTATTATTTGGGGTTTGGCGTGCTTATTAATCGTGGATTTAATTCATCCCTTGACTCGTATCGTTGTGGGGAATTTCCCGTTGACGGCGGGCAGGGTAGTGTTGGCATTGGCTCTGACCATCTTGCTGGCAGATGGAATCAGCACCGTGATGACAGTGAATAAGCTGAACAGACAGCTGAATCGCTTGAATGAAATCGGTGAAAAGCTAAGGATAATTTCCGATGAACTGGGGGAGAACATCTATGAAAGTGTCTCCGCTATAAAAGAGAGGTCAGAAAAGTTGAAAGACCTGTCAGAAGCGCTGGAAGAAAGCTTAGGAAAAAGAGTAGACCAGTTAGAGCAGAAAGCCGAAGCCTTGGAAGAAAGCTTGGGAAGGAAGGCTGATCAGCTGGAACAACGGGCAGAAGCATTCCGGGAAGAACTCAAAAAACAGTGGAAGCAGGCCTATGAAGAGGAGCTGGAACGTTACTTTTTTGGCAAGCGCCGGATGCTCAAGGCATTCCCGGACCTAAAGTTTACAATCAACGGCGAACACTTAACAAGATTAAAGGAAAAAATCAAGCAGGGCCGATAA